CTTATTTGTAGATTCACCAAAAGTTGTTAATCCTTTGAAATAATCTAATTTGATTAGTTCAGGATGTTTAATGCTTACTTTATAACTAATAGAAGTCATTATTAAATAAAAAAAAAATTAATTCACTAAATAGTTTTAATTATCAATTTTTTAATAAATTTAGTAGAATAAAAACTCGATTATTTTGAAACTAAATCTAAAATTGTAATTATCATATTTAGTTGGCATTTCAATTTTGTTTTCACTTGAAGCTAACATTAAAGCAGTTTTACCATTATTGGATTTTAAATTTTTTTTTATTTTAGGATGTTTTAATAATATTTCAAGATTTTTATCACTATAATAATAATTAGTTGGATCCGAAGATAAAAATTGTACTCTTGAAGCTACCATTAAAGCAGTAATCCCATAATTGTTTTTTAAATTTACATCTATTTTAGGATGTGCCAATAACATTTTTAGTATATTATATTTTAGATCCATTTGCCAATCTCTAAAAAAAATATATTTATAACTTAAAATAATCATTAAAGCAGTATAACCATCTTTATTTAGTAAATTAACATCTATTTTAGGATGTTCTAATAACATTTTTATTTTATCGTAATCTGAAATTATTAAAGCCATCATTAAAGCAGTGTTTCCCTTCTTGTTTTGTAAATTAACATCTATTTTAGGATGTTTTAATAACATTTTCGTTTTATCACTTGAAGCAAACGTTAAAGCAGTGTCACCATCATAGTCTTGTAAATTAACATCTATTTTAGGATGTTTTAATAACATTTTCGTTTTATCACTTGAAGCAAACATTAAAGCAGTGTTACCAAAATCATTTTGTAAATTAACATCAATTTTAGGATGTTTTAATAATATTTTCATTTTATCACTTGAAGCAAACATTAAAGCAGTTTCTCCAAAATCAGTTTGTAAATTAACATCAATTTTAGGATGTTCTAACAATTCATTTAATAAATCTTTTCTTGATACCATATGAATAAATCCAAAATATCCTTTTTCAGTTAATAAAGTAGTATCACCTGTTTCCATAAATTCATTAAAATCATCTATATTTGAAAAAATTAATTCATTTATATTATCAAACATTATAGTTTTAATAACATCTTCTTTCGTTGTAAGATTATATTTAATTAATACCAATGTAGGTAAATCTTTTATTTTTTCTTCTAATTCAGGAAATCCTAAAAATTCAATTTCCTGAATTATATTTTTATGTAGTTGTTCACATAATATTTCTGATGTTTTAAAATAATGAAATATAATCATCCATGTTTTAGGACTAATATCTAAATTTAATATCTTACTTGTAGATTCTTTAAAAGTTATTAAACCTTTAAAATAATCTAATTTTATAAGATCAGAATGATCAATATTTACTTTATATTCAATGGAAGCCATTATAAAAATAACATAACAAGAGTTATATAAAAAATGATTGAATAACCTAGAAATTTTAATTATCAATTTTTTAAGATATAATATTAGGATGTTCTAATAACATTTTTACCGTATTTTCAGTTGAATCAGTATTTGAATTTTTTGATGCAAACATTAAAGCAGAGTACCCATCTAAATTTTGTAAATTAACATCTATATTAGGGTGATTTAATAATATTTTTACTGTATTTTCTGTTGAACTAGTATTCGAATTATTTGTAGCTATCATTAAAGCAGTGTTTCCTTCAACGTTTTGTAAATTAACATTAGTATTTGGATCGTTTAATAACATTTTTACTGTATTTTCTGTTGAACTAGTATTTGAAATATTTGAAGCGAACATTAAAGCAGAGTATCCACCTACGTTTTGTAAATTAACATTAGTATTTGGATCGTTTAATAACATTTTTACTGTATTTTCTGTTGAAGTAGTATTTGAATTAATTGAAGCTAACATTAAAGCAGTGTTTCCCTTCTTGTTTTGTAAATTTACATTAGTATTTGGATCGTTTAATAACATTTTTACCGTATTTTCTGTTGAAATAGTATTTGAATTAATTGAAGCGAACATTAAAGCAGAGTATCCATCTACGTTTTGTAAATTAACATTAGTATTTGGATCGTTTAATATTATATTTACCGTATTTTCTGTTGAACTAGTATTTGAAGAATTTGAAGCCATCATTAATGCAGTGTTTCCATCTACGTCTTGTAAATTCACATTTATATTTGGATCTTTTAATAAAATTTTAACAATATTTTCAGTTTGTTCATTATTTGCATTGCATGAAGAATGCATTAAAGCAGTTCTTCCAGATTTATCTTTTAAATTAACATTTATATTTGGATCCTTTAACAACATTTTAACCGTATTTTCTGTTGAACCATTATCTATATTGCATGAAGAATACATTAAAGCAGTTCTTCCAGATTTATCTTTTAAATTAACATTTATATTTGGATGTTTTAATAACATTTTTACTGTATTTTCAGTAGAATCACTATTTGAATGAGTCGCAGCAAACATTAAAGCAGACACTCCATTGTTTTCTTGTAAATTTACATCTATATTTGGGTGTTCTAGAAGCATTTTTACAGTATTCTCACTAGACGTTGTATTCGATACATAACTTATTGAAATTAAAGCAGTTAATCCATTTTCATTTTGCGAATTTACATTTATATTTGGATGATCTAATAATAATTTTACTGTATTTTCAGATGAATAAGCATTTGAATGCATTGAAGCTAATGATAAAGCAGTCCAACCGTTATTATCTTGTAAATTAACATTAATATTTGAATGTTGTAATAATTCACTTAATAAATCATTATAACCATCTGTTGCTAACATATGAATAAATCCAAAATTACTATCATTAGTTAAATGTTTTGGATCTCCGGTTTCCATAAATAATTTAAAATCATCTCTATAACTAAAAACTAATTCATTTAAATTATCAAACATTAAAGTTTTTATTACATTTTCTTTTGTTACAACTTTATATTTAATTAATTCTATTGTTGATAATTCGTTAATTTTTTCTATTAATTGAGGAAATCCTAAAAATTCTATTTCCTCATATATATTTTCATGTAGATGTTCATATAATAATTCTGATGTTTCAAAATAATGAAATATTACCATCCATGTCTTAAAATTAATATCTAAATCATGTATCTTACTTGTAGATTCACCCAAAGTTGTTAATACTTTGAAATAATCTAATTTAATAAGATCAGGATGATTAATACTTACTTTATAATTAGTCGAAGCCATTTTAAAGATTTATTATATAATTATATAATAATTCTAATTATTAATTTTATTTATTTTTTGCTCTCATTTTTAAAAGCTTATTATATTTTTCTTTTAATTCATCTTGATCTTGATTATCCCAACCAATAGTTGATTGTGGTANACCAATTGAATCAAAAATACCATAACCACCCATAGATGTATCTTGACTAAAATCAGTAACTGACATTTTAGAAAATTTATTCCCTTCTAATTCTCTTTCTCTCATTTTTTCTTCTAATGTTTTAGAATAATTTTCATCTAATTTGTCATGTTTATTATAGTATGAAGCTCCTGTCATTTTTTCAATATCTTTAGATGTTAATTTCTTTTTACTCATTGAAGGGTTAAATTTAACAGGTCCAAATGAATCAGATTCTATTTCTCCATCATCATATAATTTATCATAACCTGATTCTAAAGAAGTATATGAAGCATCACCACCAATAAATGCATCTGGATTTCCTTCGTGATGAATCATTTCTAAAGGTCCTTTATTCATTTTATCCCAAGCTTCATTAAATTTAGCTGGATCGAATGCACCTTGAGAAAATAATTCTTGTGGTAAAGTTTCAATATCATCATCTTTTCTTGTTTGTTCTAAGTCCATAACCATATTTTTCACTTCATCTTTATCCATAACTTCTTTTTCAATATTACGGTTATAACCATGTTTTGCATCAAATTCCTCAAAATCTTTTTGAAAATTAATTTTGGCAGTATCTTTATCTTCTGCCAAAACATCTGTTTTCATACCTGTTTTATAATTCTCGAAGTTACTTTTTAAAGATTGATGATCCATTTGAGAAGCTGTAGTAATATTATATGCTTCATCATAATCTTTTCTATTTTTAGAATTTCCTATAATTTGATATGCATCATTAATTAATTCAAATAAATCAGCATCTCCATCGGGTTGATCTGGATGATATTTTAGAACTAATTTTCTATAAGATTTTTTAATCTCTTCTTNTGTACAATCTTGTTCTACATTTAGTACATCATACCAATTTACGGTACTCATTGATTGTGTATAACATATATATTGAAATTTTAAGTAACTTTTAAACGAGATAATATTTATTTTTTATCTAATCATTGTTATAAATGTCAGATAAATTAGAGAGATATAAGGCAACTATGGTATTACATGCAATTGGTGATGCTATTGGATATAATAATGGAGATTATGAATTTAATTTTTTCAAAAATAGAACTTATAGTGATACATTAGAATTATTTTATGACTTTTTAGGAGAGGGAGGAATAAATCATTTTTCTTTAAAAAAGCGTATAGTTTCTGATGATACTCTTTTACACATGGCTGTTGCAAAAGCATTATTAAAAAGTGATAATACTATAGATGATATAGGAAAAAATATGAAGAGAGAATTTATAAAAACATATGATAAATATTTTGAAAAAGATCAAAACATAAGACGTCCTGGATTAACAACTATGGATAAAATAAATGAACTTAAAGATGGAAGAGAATGGTTTGATAGTAAATATAACTTTTTAGATGGTGGTAGTGGAGCTTCAATGAGAAATCCATGTATTGGTTTAGCATTTAATGAGGAAGATGATATAATTCAAATTTCTATAGAAACTAGTAAAATAACACATAATTCAACGACTGGTTATTTAGGTGGTTTTACAAGTGCTTTATTTACTAATTTAGCGATAAGACAAATTGATATTATTGAATGGCCTAAAATATTATTAAATGCTTTTAAAAAAAAATTAATTTTAAATTATTTTAAGAAAAAAGGTACTGCTGAAGATTTAGAAAATTATATTCGTGATTCAGATTATTTTATAGCAAAATGGAAATCTTATTATGATGATAAATTCGTAGATGGTAAACCAATTTATAGAAAATCATTTAGGAATTTGGTTTTTAGATCCCGATATTATGATACAAATATTAGTACTATGAGTACAGTATCAAATTTTAAAGAACATCCAGGAATTAAATTTATAGGAGGTGCTGGTGATGATAGTGTTATTATTGCTTATGATTGCCTTTTGGACGCAGGTAAAAACTGGGAAAAATTAGTAATTTATTCAATGTTACATATAGGAGATACTGATACAACTGGATGCTTAGCAGGAGCATGGTATGGTGCTTTATATGGTTTTGAAGATGTTCCTAAACATTATATAGAACAAGTTGAATTTTCAAAAGAATTACATGAAATTGGAGAAAAACTTTATAAGAAATATAATAAAATAAAATAATTTTCTTATTTATATTTATAAATTAAAATTATGTCAGAAAGTTGGCTTGACAATATATTTGAAGAAAAAATGTATGGTGGTGTAAAAGACGAAGAATTACAAGATCAAAGAAAATCACCACCATCAAATGGTGCAGCAGCAAGTGGAACAACCCTATTTAGTGATGTTGTAGGTATGACCGAATCTAAAGGAGAAGATACAGGTTTAATGGTATCAAAAGAAGAAACAAATCCAGTTCAAATTGCTGATAAATTACTTAGTAAATTAATTAATGATGATTCACTAATACAATTATTAAAACAAATAATATCAGTATCAAATAATTCATCAACTCAAAGAGAATTTATGTACGTAAAAAATTATAAAGAAAGAGTAAATGGTCAAGAAGATAAAGACATAAGTCATTTATATATTGATAAACTTGTTAAAATACTTGATAATTTAAAAAAAATCATAAATAATGGAAATGATATAAATGAAACTGAAATAAAAGATCTTGTTAAATCATTACGACCTCGTAATGGACGTATATCAGAAAACGGTGTATGGAGTGCGGAAATACTTAATGAATTATTTGTTTTTAGAGAAAATGGAACTGTTAGTGTTAAATTAGAAACAGATGTTAATGTTCCAAAACCCTTTGACGATAGTTCTAATGTTATTACATCAACAATTGGTAGAATTTTTGGTTCAGATAAACCAGAACCAAGTAATTTTTCTGGTATAGAAGCAATACCAGAACCAATACCAGAACCAATACCAGAACCAAGACAAAATCCAAGAAAAGGACTACCAAGTAATTTAAGTGATGCTATAAAAAATAAAAATATAAAAGAATTAAATAAAACTGGTCAAACAGATAAACCTGAATCTAAACGTTCTGGTTTAGAACCAAGACAAAAACCAAGAAAAGGACTACCAAGTAATTTAAGTGATGCTATAAGAAATAATAAAACAAAATTAAAACCTATTCCAAAAGATAAAACAGATAAAACTGATCAAACAGATAAAATTATTTATCCAAAATATAAAGAGTATAATAATGATATTCAGAAAATCCTTTTAAAAAAAGATAAAGGTCAAGTATTAACTTTACAAGAATCCATGTTACATAGAAGTTTTCAAATAAATCGTGATAGTTTTTTAAAAGATAATTCAGATGGAAATAATTCAGATGGAGATAATTCAGATGGAGATAATTCAGATGATGAATGGGATGGTGGTTTCCTTCAAAGAGGTGGTGTAAGATATCCTAAATTTATAGAACTAATACCAAATGTAAATGAACGTACTAAAATTTGGTTTACCGATAAAGATGGAATTGTAAAAAGTATTATTAATTATGATGGATTAAAAACTTTTATTTTAAATTATTATACAACAGGTTCATTTTCACCCCAAAGACCACCACCACATAAAATATCAGAACCTGTAATTCCAATAGTGCCAACAGTACCAACAGTACCAACACGATCAAGAGTTCAACTAAATAGACGTGGAACAGCACCCTTAAGAAGAGATGAAAATAGTAGATCACGATCTCCTCCACCCCCACCCCCACCTAGATCAACCTTAGGTAGAACACGATCTCCTCCACCACTACCTAGAAGAACATCATTAGGTAGAACACGATCTCCTCCACCACTACCTAGAAGAACATCATTAGGTAGAACAGAATCTTCTGATATTGATATACATGCATTAAGAAGATCATTATTAGAAAGAATAAAAGAACCAGTTGAAACTGCTGATATTTATGAAAATGAAAAATGTTTAGATTTAGTAAATCCAGATAAACAATGGAAATATGTTAATGGTGTTTTATCAAGAGTAGGTGAAGATGGTAATCTAATTACAATAGATGATTTCCAAGCTCAGTCAGATGATAAAAAATTATGTTTTGCAACAGGTGTAAATGCAACTGGTAGAGATTGTAAGAGATATATTCATGATTGTTTCCTAAGTGGTGGTGATAGTTTAGATTCATGTTTAGCTTATTTACAAATGGAAGGAGAATTTTGGCCTAATACAATGAAACAAATTAAACAAATGAATCCTCAAAATGCTCTCCATTTATTACGTAAATTAGGTTTTGATGAAGTAAGTGTTTATGATGCTACTGCAGGAATGAATATTAAAAAGGTAGAAAGTGTTGGTAAATGGATTAAAAGTTTAAGTAGAAGAAGATTTTCAAGAGGAGATGTTGATTTAAATTCCGTAGTAAGTAATGCAACTTTAAGAACATATTTAGGTTTAGTAGTTGATTACATAAATTGTAATCCAAATTTATTAAATCCTGATTATTATGGTGATAGTAATGAAAAAGTAGGTGTAGTTTATACTCCACAATTTATAAAAGATATGGGTATTAAACCAAGAGTAGAAAGTAAAGATAATATATTAAAACCTTTATTAAGACAAAGATCTACTTTAATTACAAAACAAGCAACTCAAAAATTATCAACAATTGATCCATTTGGAGGATTTTTATCAACATTAAAACCATCTTTTAATATATTTGGTATGGTAGGTGGTGGCAATACATTAAAAGAAAGAGTTGGTGGTTATGTAGAACAAAATGCAAATATAAGCGGTTCAAATTTAATAGAAGATGTAGTAAATACAATTCTATCAAAATTATTAAGTCACGGTGTAACTATAAGTTCAACTGATAAAGAGAATTTATTTAATAGAATTAGAAAACTAAAAAAATTAGAAATCGAATTATCAAGAACTATAAGAATGTATGATGAAGCAACAAGTCTCTCAAATGCATTACGAGATTATCCTAAACAAGTTCTAACTGAAACTGATTTAAACAGAATTGCACAACATGCAGATAAAATTACTTCTAAGAAAAATATTCGCGAATTAGATTTAACATCAATATGTGAACAATTAGCTGAAAAATTAGAAGTTTATATGAGATAAATTTTAAATGATATATATCACTTTTAATTTATAATTCATTTTCAACCCATGCAGATATATCTTTAACAGTACGTTGTCCCGAATATTCTTTATTAAAACCATTTGATAGGGTTAATACAACAGTAGGATAACCTTTAATTCCTGCACGATCACAAACTCCTTGAGTCTCACCTTCACATACTACTGTAGTAACTTTAAGACTTGGATATTTATTACCTGCATATTCTTTGAATTCATTCCATGTTGGTAAGAAAGACCTAGAAAATCCACACCATGGAGCATAATAACATTTAATTTCACCATTTTGATTTGTTATTGTATTAGACTTAGTAGATTCAATAGAATTTTCACTTGGTGTTTCACTCTGTGGTTTACTTTGTTTTTGTGCGTTTGTTGATGATGATAATGCATAACAAAGGTATATTAAAATAAGTAATATAGATACACCACATAAACATTTTAGTACGAAATTTTTACTATTCATTATAAAAGATATTATAACAAAAGAAAAAAATTAAATATAGTTTTTTATTTATTATTTCAACCAGAAATTTTATTTATATATAATTTTTTTTTCTTTATGATATAATATACTACGAAAAATGGATTCTGTTAGATTAATGGATGCAAAAGCAAGATTATTTCAAGAAGATGGTAGAGGTGTAGAAGTATGGAATGCTCTATTTTTAAACCGTAATGCTCAAAGACTCTCTAGAGTAGATGCTTATGAAGCTAGAACTAGAGTTGAAGGACAAAACGATCAAGATACTCATCATGAATTTACTGATGCTGTTGTATTATTAGCTGATACATTACGTGACATTAATGAAAGAACATTAACTCCTGAAATGAGAACAGTTTTAGGAAGTTACTTTGATTTAAGTAAAAATGAATTAGTTAAAGTTGAAGCTATTGTAGGATCACCAGAAGAAGGAAAAACACGTATGGTACCAAGACTATTAACTGAATTACCGGATGTATTAGGTTCAGTATGGTTTACTCCCACAGGTTCCTCAACACCTGTAAGAATGAATAACAGTAACTACAAAAATTATCTAAGAACATTAGCATACACTGTATATGCTAATGGTATGGGAGCAGTAGGAAGTGGTGCTATACCAAGTTCAATGAACACATTATCATTAGATACTGGTAAATTAGTAAAAGAAATAGCTTCATCTCCTGGAGATTTCTCTTTCACAAAAATGGAAGAAGGTGAAAACTGCAGAGATTTCCGTGATCCAGGTGAAGAATGGACAAATGTAAGAGGTGTATTACAAAAAACTGTAGATGGTGAAGTAGTTGCAATTGATGATGTTGATAGAGAATTAACACTAAAAAATAATTGTTTTACCACAGCAGTATCTGCAGACGGTAATGATTGTAAAAGATTTATTCATGATTGTTTGCTAGATAATAATTCAAATGATTTAGAATCTTGTATGAGTTATCTACATAGAGGAGGTGAATTCTGGAAAGGTACTCAAGCTCAAATTAAAGAAATGCATCCTGAAGTTGCTCGACAATTATTAGGTCGTTTAGGTTTCCAAGAACACGATGTATATGATAGTACTGCTGGACGTAATTTAAGAAAAGTACAATCTGTAGCAAAATGGATCGAAAGTTTAACTGTATCAAGTTTAGGTTCTAAAGCAACATCAGATCAACTTAACAGTATTGTAAATAATGCAAGTTTAAGAACTTATTTAGATTTAGTAGTAGATTTTGTAAACTGTCATCCCGGAATCCTAAATAGAGATTATTCTGGTGATAGTGATGAAAAAGTTGGTGTTGTTTATACTCCAGGATATATTAGAGATATGGGTATTCCTGCACGTATCGCTTCAGTCGGTGCTAAAAATGATATGTCAAGATTATTACATACTAGAAGAAGTGATATGGCAGTAAGAAAGGTTATTTCTGGTCCTAAACTAGTAGCATCTCATCCTCTAGGAAAAGGTGTATTAGCAGTAACAAGTAGCCCTCCTATCGTTCTTGGAATGAGAGGTGGAGGTTCTGATTTAGCTGATAGAGTAGCTTCTCATATGGAATCAAAACAAGTAGCAGGTTCAGGATTAATGTCTGAAATTTACACAACTTTATTAAGAAGACTACAAGCTCATGGTAAAGATATTTCAGAAGAAGATAAAAATAAAGTTTCAGAAAGATTAGTTCAATTAAAGAAATTAGAAGATGAATTAATTAGAACTTTAAGACTATATGATGATGCTTCTAGAATTTCAAACCTATTAAGAAACAAAAATAAACAAGTTTTAACTGAAGAAGATTTAAGAAGAATTGCAAAACATGCAAACAAAGTAGAAAACAAATTAAATAAACGTGAATTAGATATGGCAACAATTTGTGAAGCGATGACTCAAATTCTAGAAGATAAAGTAGGAAACTCTACATATCCTTTAGGAAGTAAAGCATTTTAATTTTTTATAAAATATTTATTTTAATAAAAAATATAATTATTCTGTAAAAACAAGTCCCCCCAAACCATTAGCTATTCTTAATCTATTCCAATTTAATGCATAAACTCTCATTTTTGCAATATTATTTTGATTAACTTTATTATTTAATCTAATTTGTAATGTAACTTCATCAATTCTTGATAAATTCGCAGCACCACTCGCTTGGTATTTCTCTGGAAATAAACTAAATGAATATATATTTATTCCTTCTTTTTGGGATTTTGTATGATGTTGATAACTTTGAATCCAATTAAAATATTCTGCATCTCTTATACCTAATCTTTCTTGACCATTAAATACAACTGTAGCGATATTTACTAAATTTTTACCTATTGGATCACCAAATGTAGAACCAAAAAATGTATTTTTAATTCCCCTTCTAAAATTATCAGTATAATTAAAATGATCATTTATTCTCGTATCTTGTAAAAAATCAAATTGTGCTACAAAAAATAACTCTCTAGTTGGATGATTTAATCCTAATCTTAATCTTTGACTACTACTATCTACCTGTTTTTCACCATCATATGATAATACATCTATTTGATACTCATGTTTCTCACCTGCAAATCGTAATCTCTCCTCAATATCTAAAAAAACATATTCAACTAATAAAAAAGCACTCTTTATAAATATAGAATTCAATTGACGATTATTAAATCTATGAGGATGTTCAACTACACCCGCTGCTGGAAGTCCCTCGTATTTGGAACTTTCACCTATTATCTTGAATTTATCTAATGTTGTATTATTGAAAGGATCTGATGTTGTTGATGCTGTTCCTAAAAATGGATTTCTACTAACTCTTATATAATATAATCTACGATTTGTAAAATCATAACTTACAAATATACCATTCGCTTCTACTCCATCTACATTCTGAGTTATATATTCAAATGGTTTGTAATCTACTAAACCATTTTCTAATTGAATATAATGTGTAGGAGTCGTAATTATACATTCATTTAAATCTCTCAACTCTATATTTATTTTTACATCAGAATATTGTAACGCTGATATTGGTAATGCTAAACCTGTATTCCTACAAAACCAAAATTGTAATGGTATATATAATCTAAAACTATTCTTTCCATTCGAAAATGATATTAACTCATCACGATCACCAATCATTTGTGATAATCCACGTAATTTATCATCATTTACTGTAAGTTCACTCCATATATGCATCCATTCCCCAAATTGTTTATCCACAAGCTGAGAACCTATCTCTATCTCCACAAATCTTATCATTGCATATCCTAATCTACGTACCCAAGCTACTTTTGTTAATGTATCTTTATTCCCTTCATTATCAACTATTTTTGGTAATAAAGGTAAGTCAACTACAAAATATATTTTTCTTATTAAATCACCCGCTTGAGATAAAAAACATGTTGTTTTTGTACCAAAATTAGGATCTTTCGTAAAATTCTGTTTTATCATTTCTGTTGAAAAGTTTGTATGACGACGATATACTATTTTAAAATAAGTTACTTGGGGATCACTTGTTAGGAATATATCTTGTTTTCCAATAGCAACAAGTTGAATTATTCCACCACCCATTTATAATTTACAAATATAATAAAAAAATATTCATAACGCAAATGTATTAAAATCAATATTTATCTACATAAATTTTAATTTTCATAAAATGCTAAACCTGCGAGACCTGATGCAATTCTTAAAATATTATAAGAATGACCATATATCCTAATATCAAATTTTAAATCCTCACGTTTCATCCTTAATAATGTCTCCTCATCAAATTTAAATCGGAAATCTACAAAATCAATCATTGATAAATTTGCCGTACCACTTGGTTGCAATTTTTCAGGTTTTAATGCAAAACTATACATATTAACTCCATCTACTGGGGTTGAATTATGATATTTATATGGATTTACATAATTATAATACTCATTAGATCTCTCTTCATCACGGTATCTTCCATTAAAAAATATTTCTACACTCCCTTTCGGAATAAATGTATCTCCAAAATCAAATCCATATGTTTCATAATCACGTTTGTTATTTTTCATCGAACCATTTATATTTTTTCTATTTTGAAATACCCAAATAAACTCTTTTACAGAATCATGGAAATATACTCTTTTTTCTAATATACCATTTTCATCTACATTTCTAGGATTTATACTAAAACCTTTATTTAGTTGAACTAATTCTATTATTTGTTCTTGTTTTGTTTTAGCTATGATATTTCGTTCTTTCTCCTCTAATATTATATAATTAGTTAAAATCTTTCCCTCTAATTTTGGAGTTTTTCTAAATCTTGTAAAATCCTCATAATAACATAACTCATCTAAATTTCTTATATTTATATCAACTCTTACTCTTGCATGATTTAATGCTATTAAAGGTAATGATAATTCTGAATGACGTGAAAACCAAAAATATAATGGCGTATACAATTTAGTTTCTTGTTTTATTGAATTATTAAAATCTGTTAATTCAGGATAATCACCTATCATACGTAATAATCCACGATCTTTTTTTGGCTTTCGTGTTAATAACCACCATAAATACATCCATTCACCTGTTTGACTATCTATTTCCTGATCATCTATAAATAATTTAATACTTTCTATCATGAAAAAACCTATCTTTTTTACCCATGCAAAATTTGGCTTTTTACCGTTAAATGCATTTATTATTGATTTCATTAATTGAGGTTTATTACTCAAAAAGAAAGTTTCAATACTTTTTTCTAATTTATACAATAAAATAAGAGAATATGAAATCAATGTATCGTAAAATCTCCTAAAATACTCTTCATATGAACCATAATAATTTATTTCATTTTCTGGAAGAGTGTCATATCTAGATCTTATAAATAATAAATGAGTCTGAAGCGGATTTTCTATTTTATCAAAATTATTATAACTTGATATTGGTAATGCACTATTAGTTCTCAAATAATACTCTTCAGAAGTTGGTTCTAATAATAAATTTATTAATTGCCATTCATTACTGAAAAATTGATCATCAATTCTTTTATAAAATGTATCTGCTGATCCAACTAAAATACCTCTTGCTAAATTCTCTGCATTTGTATAATTTCTACCCCCTGATATTGGGGAAGTTTCACTTATTCTAAAATATCTATCTATCTCATCATACCATAAATTTAAACTTTTTAATTCTATAGGTGTCGATACACGTTTGAATTCACTATTCTGAAGTTCAATTCCAGATATGATATTTAATAAAGGTTCAAAAGCATCATTTATTCCTATACGACTAGTATCTAATAAATTATTATTAGTATCCAATTTATCAACTAATGCATCTTTTAATCCATATTCTACTAATAAATTAATAAAATCAATTCTATAATTTTCATTAGAATATCTTTTTAGTATTTCATATTCAATTGATGTTAAGATTTTTTTATACATATTTATAATTGCTTGTTCATTTGTTGTTACTCCACATTCTATAATTTCCTCTAAACAATCTCTTTGTATTCTTCTTTCTTCTAATAAATTATCTATTATATCTTCGAAAATTTGTAAATTTGATAACTTATTAATATCTGTTAATATTCCTAAATTAGCTTCTTCTAAAACTAAAAAATTAAGATAATTATACAAGTCTTTTTCATAATTTAAATTATTAAATCGTAATAATAATTGATTAACTGAGTTCCATAAACTTGTACTAGAAATATTACTCACAATTTCAAATAATTCTAATTCTTGATTTATATTTAAATTATATGATGAGTCTCTTATATTTTCCCATAATTGAAATAATGATCTCTCACTAAAAGAATCAAATGGATTTGTATCGGTGGTTATTAAATCAAAAAAAGTATCTTTTATTGAATTAGAAAATGATATTGAATCACCAGTTAATGTATCCATTGGAGCTTTTGATAAACCCTTTAATTGTGCAGAAGATTTTATATCACTAGATGTTGTAATTGCCTGTATAACAACTTCAGGTACACCCATTGAATTAATAATAACTTGTGGAAAATATGCAAAAATTTCAGTGAAAAAAGATAAATTTAAATTTGGTATTGAATTTAGAAAATCATTATATCCATCTATTATATCATTAAAAAATCCATAGAAATATCGTCTACGTTCTAAATTAAAATCTACTAATTTTATTAATACTTCAGTCTCTGCTTTTACATCATCTGGTATATTTCCTGATGAATCGATGAAAAAACTCCATGGATATGCACCAGTAAAATAAAAATATGTATTTGTAAAAATAATTGAACTATTATCTACATTAGTAAAAAACTGATTTGCTGTTAAACCATCATTTGCAACTCTAAAATTTGTAATTAAATTATTATCTCTATCTGTATATGTATACTCTCTCAATGCAAAAAAATCATAAATTCCATTCTCAATTTCAATTTGTGATAATTGAGCTGATAATATATCATTTACAAAATCTTGTAAAGTTGTCCCATTACTTACTCCACTACTAATATTATTCAATATATCTAAACAGTATCTATTGTAATTTAAACGTTGATTTAAATATATTAATCTTGCTATTGATGATTGTATTGTTCCAAATAATGGTCCAGATGTATTAAAAAAAGGATCTACTCCTGTTCCTTCATATAATGAATATCCATTATCTACATAATCACCATATGATGGTAAATTATCAATAAAAAACATATCAATAACAGATTTCATATTATTTATTTCTTGATTTGTGAAAGTTCCAGATATAGATATATTACTATTAATTAATTTATAGTATGAAAATCGTAATAATTCATATGCATTATATGGTTTATTAGGATCTTCAACTAATGGTAAAAGTTTAGTAAAGTTATTAAAATCTCCTCTAGGGTTTAATATATGTAAAAACCTAAAATCTAAACCAATTAATTGTCTTGATTCTATTACACCATCTAATGTTTCATCTATTGGTAATAATCTATCTAATAAAGATTCTTCATAATTCTCATAACCAAATAATATTCTATTTAATTTATTAATTGAATCCTCTATACTCCCAACTCCACTTCCATTTCCTTTATTCAAAAAATCATAAATATAAAACTTTAATGCTTCACCTATATCATTTATTGTTATATTAATTATACTATTAAATATAACTGTATCTTGTAATTCAGTAAATCTTTCTAAAATATCATTTCTAACATCTCCATTAATATCAACTGGTGGATATGTAAATAAAATTGTTCCAATATCATATCCAATCCATAATTGTTCATCATTTAAATAATTCTCAAATATAATAGAATTTGCAAAGTTCACATTATCTTCACCTAATTTTTGTGAAGCGATTTGATTATAATCTCTTTTATAATTTTGTCTTTGATTACATGTAATTGTTCCATTTTCATATCCTATAAATGGATCTTGATCATAGTTTATAAATTTTATATGAGATGTATTACTTATTGAAGATGGTAAAACTGGATCGAAATACCTAAACCCTGTTCCTATATCAAAAGTTATTTGAAAACGTTCATTTTTTACTAATTGTTTAAAATAGTCTGTTGTTATCCTAAAAGATTCATAAAAAGAACAATTTACAACATCAATTACTGTATCCTTAAAATCTAAAAGTTCTGATTTTGTTGATATAGAAATAGGATTATTAGTTACATATATTTGGTAAAATTTATATGCATCAAACTTTTTATAATTCTCTAATGGATCATCTGGAAAAAATCTACTAAAAATATTCTGATAAAATACTTCTGCATCTACACTTTCAGTTATATCAGATTGTACAGAATCAAATAATGTCATAATTTGTACAGTTTCATCGATTGTTGTTGTTAAAGTTGTTAATAGAGGAAACAATGTAATATCACTTTCAGTCGCTGCACGTAAAATAGCTCCACGTTGAAAATCTCTAAATATACTTAACCCCACTTCATCAGCATTTGTTAAGTTTTCATCTTGTATATTTTGACCAAAATCATTTTGATGAGCTATTAAAAAATTATATATTGTTCTATAGTCACTATTTATTAAAAAAATATTAGCCAGTTTATCAAAATATTGTTGTGATGTTAATCTAAGATTATTTTGTGGATTTTCATCTCTTATTTCATCTATTATATTATCAATTTGTTTTATCGATTCTTGAAGTTCTGATACTTTTTGATTTATAGCATCATTAGCCTCTAAATATTGTATATTTGTCATGTTTGTAGTTAAAATATTTTGATCACATGATTTAAAGTTTATTTTATGTTCTTTCAATAATTTACTAACATTACATACAGTTAAATCTTGATAAACAATATCTACTTCTGGTAATGTAACCATTAAATTTAATCTATGTATCATATCTCCAAAAGTTTCAAGTGTACATTCTGATGTTTTACCAAAATTTAAATTACCACCCTTAAATTTTAATGGACGGTCTTCAAAAGTAAAATTTGTATGACGTCTATATACTGTCTTAAAATATGTTATTTGAGGAGTTCCTATTAAATATAGATCGACAGTATTTCTTGCTACTAATTGTAAAAATCCTCCTGTCATTTATGCAATTATTTATCAATAATTCTATAAATGCATTAGATAAAAAAATATTTTATTAAACTACTGATGTATAGGCTGTTGCTGCCATTCCTGATAATATACGTAATACATTATAATTCTTAGCATATATTGTAAAAACTAAATCCTCTGGTTCACCTTCATCAGGAAATAAAATAGGATTAAATCGAACTAATAAATTAGCACTTGTTAATCTTGAAAAATTAGCTGTTCCACTTGGTTGATATTCTTCAGGATGTAATGCAAATGAATAAACATTAATTCCATCTGAAGGTGTATTTCTATGGTGTGAATATGGTTGAACATAATTAAAGTATTTTGATATTCTACGTCTTACACGATCATAACTATGAAATGTAATTAATGAATCATTTATTAAAAATTCTCCATTTTGTTCTGTTAAACTATAATTATCAAATTGTGTTTCAGTATATCCATCAGGATTTTCTAAAAATTTAGTTTGTTGTGCATACCAAATTAACTCCTTACATGGATGCTCAAAATCTAATAAAAATTTCATTTCAATATTATCAATATTTCTATAAACCTCTTGTTGTAATTCCTCTATTAAATATTCATGACTTGATTGAGCGAATCTTTTTCTTTCACCATAATCTAAATATATATAATCCGCTAACACTGATATTTTAACTTCTTTTTTTAATTGCTCATTTACTTCGTCTAAAAATAAAGTTTCAGTTGAATTTGGTACTGATATTAGTTTATCTCTTTCCACATAACTTACATCTTGTAAGTTTCTTAGTTTGATTATTAAATGTACATCATGATATTGTAAAGCCACTAAAGGTATCGCTACACCATTACTTCGACAAAACCAAAATTGTAATGGTATATATAAATTATACTCTGGTTTTATATTACGGTTCAAATCTGTAAGTTCTGGAACATTACCTATCATTTTGAAATAATTTTCCTCATTATATTTATTTCCTGCTAATTCATACCATATATTTAACCAACTTCCATATTGACGTTCTACAGTATTTCCTCCTATTTCTATTTCTATTTGGTCAATTATTGCATGACCTAATCTTTTTACCCATGCAAATTTTATATTTGGATTACTTTCATCTAAATGTTTATCTTGTGCTTCTTTAAAAATATTATAATATTGAGTATGTATTCTTTGAGATTCTTTAATCGCCTTATCTAAGATTACAATAGTTTCTTCTTTTGGAGTTGTAACAGTTAAATTATTTAAAAATATTTGTGATTGCATATCTACTTTATTAAAGTCAATATCACCTAGTAATTGTTGAGCAGAATTTATAACTGGAACATTAGATGGGTCTTGATGGTTAGATTGGATAGCTTGAATTATTCTTTCAGATGTTGTTATATTTTCCGCTTCTATGAATATTAATGAATCTGTATATGATTTCATATTTATTCGGAAATAATCCTCTATTAAACTTAAATTATCTGATGCCGTATTAAATTCATTTAAAAAATCATTAGTAGCATCTGTTCTTTCTAAATCCATTCTAGGTAATACAATCTTTAAATATAACTTATGCAATAAATCACCTACTTTCGGGAAAATTAATGTTGATCTTCTTCCAAATCCTACATCATCATCAAATAGTAATTCTATATTTTCTACTGAAAAGTTCGTATGTCTCCTATATACTACATTAAAAAAAGTTATTTCGGGGTTACCTGTTAAAAAAATATCTTGACTACCATATGAAACAATTTGTAATAAACCTCCTGCCATTATATTACGATTCTATAAAAAAAATATATTAAAAACTCAATAAAAATACTTCTATCATAATCATATTTTTTATCTATTGTTCATTATATTGATGAAATATAAAAAAGTTACTTATCAGAAAAAAGATTATATTGTGATGAATTTGAGATATACTGGTAAAAATCTCCCTATTGTATTAGAAAAAGAAGATTTTGATTATATAAATAAATTAAATAAAAATTGGAAATATCATCAAGCTGGATTAATTTCATGTTTACATACTCATGATGATAAAACAAAAGAAATATTTATGCATAATATAATTATGGCTTTGAAAGATAGAGGAGATATGAAAGATAATCCTGTTGTTCATATAAATAAAATAGGATTAGATAATCGAAGAGAAAATATTATTTATGATACTCAAAATAAAAATTTCAAAAAAAATCTAAAAAAGAAAAAAAGAACTATTAAACTTCCAGAAGATTCTGGTATAGAACCTGATGAAATACCTACTTATGTTTGGTATTTAAAAGAAAATGGTTCTCATGGTGATAGATTTGCGGTTGAAATTGGTAATTTAAAATGGAAAACTACAAGTTCCAAAAAAATGTCTTTAAGATATAAACTTGAACAAGCTAAAAAATATTTAAGAGATTTAAAAAATAATAAACCTGAATATTTTTATGATTTCTCTATGAATGGTGATCTTACTAAAAAAGGTGAAGATTTATTGAAAAGCTATAAATTGATAGTTAAAAAAGCAGGTTATCTAAATATTGATTATATCCCAGCTTTTAAAAAATTTAATATCGAAAATTTAACTGATAAATATTTAGAAGATCATAGTTATAAAATTAATAGCTCTTTCGAAAAAAATTTATTATTAGAAAATAAAGAAGAACAAAAAAGAAGTTCAATTAATAAATTAAAACTTCCTAAATATGTTTATTTTAAATCTGAATATAAAAATAGAGGAGCTTACTTTTATGTTGATAAACATCCAAAACAAGATAGTTCTTGGCAATCAACAAGTTCTAAAAAAGTATCTTTAGCTGAAAAATATAAAGAATTAGTTCGTTATCTTAAAAAATTAAATTCCTAAAATAGTGGTGTTCCATATCCTGCAGGAAACTCATATACTATTTCAGGTTCTCCATCTATTATTTCTATTTTGTTTTTTTCATTCTTTTTAATATACTTTTGTTTTTTTAATATTACATATATTACAATAAAAGTATTAAATATAGCTAAAATTATTAAACTATTTTTTATCCATATATTTATTTCAAATTGGTAAGTGTAATATGCAACTGTTAAATAAAAAAGAAATCGTAAAAAAGAAACTAAAAAAAGAGTTGTTTTATCATAACTTTGACACATACAATTAAATATAGTTTTTGTTGGTATTAAAAAATCTATTGATCGTGGTTTATATTCTATACAACTATCCATATCAATAAATATAGAAAATATTATAAAAAAATTGAATTATAAACCATTATTGTGTTTTATAATTGACTTAAACACTATATTATCTCTATAATGACATGACATGTAATATGAAGAATAACCGTCGTGCATTACGAATTCAATACCATGTCGAAACCGAAATTAATAATAAAATAACTGGATTAAAAAATAATGGCAAGAGTTCACATTGTGCTTTTATTACTTCAAAAGATTGTAAAACAATTCTTTCACGAGGATCTAATCATGATAAGTCAAATAATATTGGAACAGAACATGCTGAGGTAAATGCTTTAAGGAACTTTTCATCAAATGTTCGTAAGGTCTCAGTTACAGTTCTAAAATATACTAAAACAGGTAAACTTGGTAATTCAATGCCTTGTATAAGATGTCAACATACTCTTTTATCTACGTTTAAAGATCAAGGTGTAAACTTAGTTGATTTTTGGTATTCAACATCAGATGGAACTATTGCACAAGCAAAACCAAATACTCTTGATGCGTATGTTTGTAAGAAAGATCGACAATCACAAAATATCATTTCACGATTGAATAATAGAATTAGTGATGTTAGGGGAGAATGTACTCTTGTTGATGAAATGGGTAATCCAATATGTTCTTGTACAGAAACATGTGAAGAAGAGTCAGAAGACGATCCAGAAAAACAACAATTTTTTTATCACTTAAAGTAAGACTATTAGTTTGATTATATAAATGGATTTTATACAGAATGCGATGATGATGTATTTATCATATGGTGATTGGCAACAAACATTAACAATATTATTTATCCAATTATTAAGTATATATTTACCTTACTTCTTAGAATATTCATTTGAATTTATATATGATTCGATATATCCAGATAATCATAAACTTGAGATATTTAGTTATGATAAAACTGGTAGATTAAATGAAATTTATTTGAGATTAGGAGTTTATCTAAATAAAAAACTTAATAATGTAAAAAATATGGTATGTGATGATTGGGTTATAACAGATACTGAATTAATAGGAATAAATGAATTTGAAATTTTGGAACCTGAAATTACAGTTGGAGAAATGAATAGAATCCGTTTTGATTTTGATTTTAAAAAGAAAAAATATTCAGTATACGTAACAAAAAGTGCTGGAAAAATTATCCATAAAAAATCTAAAGATAATGATAATTTTTCTCAAAAAGATTACGACACTATATTTTTAGAATCTTATGATAAAGATAGTTTTGAAGCTTTAATTAAATTATCAACTGATTATTATAAAGAAGTTATGAGTAGTTCTAACGGTGCTTTATTTGAATATTCTTTAGATGATGATGGACAATACACATGGGGAAAAAGTGAAAGTATTTTTACACATCGAGATAAAATTATTCTTAAAAAAACAAAAGAAAATATTTTTCTACCTAAAGATGTTGAAATGAAAGTTGATTCAGTTATTGAAAACTTTTTAAATTCAGAAGAAAAATATAGTAATTATGGTATCCCTTATAAATTAGGACTTATGATTGAAGGTATTCCTGGAACTGGTAAAACTTCATTGACATATTATCTTGCTAATAAACTTAAACGTCATATTTATAGAGTCAATAATTCAGTTACTGCATCAGATATTTTAAAAATTAAAAGTTCTATTCCTCCATATTCTATTGTCCTATTTGATGATATTGATATGCTTGATGGTCTTAAAAATAGAGCTGTTAAAACTAAAAATAATATTAATAAAAATGATAATGTATTGCATAATATGATGAAATTAATGGATGCATATAATGGTTTACATGGATGTATCGTTGTTATGACTACTAATTATATTAGTAAATTAGATTCTGCATTAATACGACCAGGACGTATTGACCATATTATTACTCTTAATCATGCTGATAAATACCAAATGAATAATATTTTCAAAAAGTTTTATAATAAAGAACTTAATGATAGTATCTTAGAAAAATATGAAAATGTATTTACAACTTCCAATTTAATTAATAGAATTATTTTAGCTAATTTAGATTCATATGATGATGCAGTTAATGAACTTGAATTTGAATTAGAAAGAATGAAAGAAAAAATACAAGAAGAATTAGAATTAATTGAATTAGAAAATGAATTAATTGATATGGATGATGATTTAGATGATGAGTTAGATGATGAGTTAGATGATGATTTAGAGGATGAGTTAGAAGATAACAAATGAGTTTAGATAATGAAAATTTTATAAATATTAATAATAAAATCAATGGATATTATTATTAATGAAAAATACAAGTTTCAAGTAAATAAAAAATTTATAGAAATATGTGACTTTTTAAAAGAACAAAAGCATCATGATAATTTAATAATATTTTGTAATCCCGTAGCATTAAAACATTTTAAATATGTATCAGATTTAATTTTGCCATTCTCTTTTAATCTTGATATAAATGATGCTGAAAAAGAATCAATTTATGATTTTTTAAGTATGTGTGATATCGATAATACTGTTTTAAAATTATGGAAATGTCATTTTTATAATACTAAAGATGAATTCTATTTGAATCTAAAAAAATATATCATTTCAGATTTATCATTTGATTTAATTAATTACATCTTAAATATTGATAATACTGATATCTTAATTTCTTTGGAAAAAATAAATCATGTTAACTTATTAACTCATGAACTTAAATTAAAATTTGAATCAAAAATGAAGTTTCATTCATTAAATATAATAAAATATGCATTAGATAAAAAAATTATTAATCAAGTTCCTAATTTAGATAATAATTTAATTATAAAAAATTATAGTTTTAAATTATTAAATAAAGACTTCCATTTAAAATATCTATTTATTAACCAATTAAATTATCAAATTCTAAATTTTGTATTTCAAAATATTAAAAATTACAAGTTCATTAATTATATTAAAAATAATATATTTATTCTACAATATTTAGAAAAAGATTATGAAGGTATATATTTTAAAAATTTAAAAGAAATTCAAGAAATTGATATTTTTATGGAAATTATTAAAAATGCTGTTAATATTATACATAATGGTAAAGAAGAAACTTATAATATGATAAAAATATTTTCTATTTTTGGAGCTGATACAACTTTGACCGATATACAATTTAATAAAGATACTTTGAAACTTATTGATAGAGATATTGAACAAAATTTAAATTATTTATTTACACTTACTAAAATAAGAAAAAGAACTTTAGATTATGATTTTACTAATACAAATAATAAATTAAGAAAAATATTAGATTCGATACCTTGAATTAAAATAATATGCAGATGCTACAGCTGAATCTAATGTTGTTATAGTACTTTTAGGGTAAGAATGAGTTCCTACTGTATATAAATTATCTAAATATCCTTTCATTTGAATTCTATTTAGATATGAAGCGGAAAATCCTACATCAGGTGATTCCCATTTTCCATTTATTTTTTTCAATCCATCAGTTACAGTTATTTTAGTAGGTGATCTAGTTAATCCATTTTGTTTTAATTGTTTTATAGATTCTTCTATAATTTCATCTATATTACAATCATTAACAGTCTTTTTTAATCTTTTTGAATAAGCTTCGAAATCAACAATAGTACATGACCATACAGTTTTAATCTTAGGATCTTTAGAAGGATTTGTTGTAAATTTAGAAGTTTCTAAAACTATAATGTTCCAATCATTTACACATGACCAACACCACTTTGAAGGAAATTTAATATTTCTATCAAAATGTAATTGAAATCCAATTGAACCATAATAACTTGTTTTACACCATAATCTAAATATATCATATCTTATCCAATTATTTTGAACACTTGTAGAACTTTTATCAACTATCTTTAATAATGCATTTGGTGGGGAAGTTATAATTAACTTATCACATTTTAATTCTCCTATATTTGTCATTATTCCTGTAACTTTTTTATCGTTTGCAGATATACTTATCAATTCTACTTTTTTTAAAAGTTGTACATTTTTTCTTTTATTAAGATAAGTTTCAGCTATATTTAACCATTTTTCAGGATCTTTAAATTGAACAAAGTTTCCGGGAGAGTCATCTACTGATGATATAAAATCTTTATATAAAAGTTTCTCTGGAACAGTTGCAACTAAAATAGAAAGTATTCTAAAAGTTTTTTTTCCATTATCAGATATTTTATTATATTCTAACCAATCAGCAACTGTTTTTCTTGATTTTGTCCAACTATCATTATTATCTATAGTAAAAAAATATGTAAGTTTCAAATAATCATTAAACTCTAAATTACTTATTATAAAATATCCTAACATTGAAATTGTATTAAAATAATTCCCATAAACATTATTTAATTCAGGTTTCGCATCGAATCCTATTTTTTTACATAATTCAAAGAAATAATTATAATTACGACTTATCACTCTTGGACTATGTTCAGTAAAATATTTATTATCTCGCCACATTACTTTCCAACATCCACCTATCTTTTCCTCTCTCTCTATTAATATTATTTTATTATTTTGGTTATCTGATAATAAAGATGCTAAAGCTATTCCACATGGTCCCGCACCAACTATTATAATATTTGTCATCTATATTATAAAAATTGATATTTTAATTTTTAATCGATAAAGCTAAATTTAACTAACTACTATGCCTGATTCACTAACTGCTCATTATAATACTATTTTTATTATTATTTGTCAAAGTTTCTTTATTTTGGCAAGTACTTATATTTTTAAAAATTATACGAAACATCGTGATATCAAATTACGATTAAATTATATTAGTCTTTTTCATTCTTTAGCTTCTTCATTTTTCTTTGTATATACATATATTAATTATGGATTACCTGATTATGATACTGATATTTTTACATTTTATGGTAAACTTGCATTTTACTTTAGTATGATATATTATATTACTGATATTCCAAATTGTCTTAAACTTAATAATATGATGTATTTCTATCATCATCTTATCACTATTTGTATTATTGTAATTATGGCTATTACTGAAAATTATGCAGGTTTCTTTCGTGCGATGTTTGTTGCAGAATCTAGTGGAGCTATCGTAAATCTACGTAATATATTATTTAAAACATATGGAAATTCCATACCTAAATTTTTTCAATGGGTTTTAATAGCAGTATACTTTGCGTTTAGAGGAATTTTAGGATTTTACTTTAGTTACGAGTATTTATTATGGTTATTTACAATGGAATTATATACATTTAGAACATTCTTACATATTTTGTCCTTTATTGGAACAAGTTTTATTGTTTTTGTAAGTTGTTATTGGGCATTATTAATGGTTAAACAACAAATAAAAATTGATAAAAAAAAGAATTATTAATATCTTGATTTATAATTATTAAAGAAAGATGATTTTAATTCCACATATTCTAAAATCTGATAAATTTGAAACAGAGTTTATAGAAACAATTATTTCATACTTAAGTAATATTGAAAATAAGAATCAAGATTATTTATTATATATGTTTACTGATAAAAATCAAGAATTAGAAATTAAAATTGGTAAATATCCAATGAGTACATTATATGAACCTATTTATGGATATAGAATTAAAGTAGTATTTAATAAATTATGTTATCGTTATTATTTACCAGAAGATGATTTAACATTGGAATTCTACAAATATGATAAATATAATCATAGATCATTCGTATCTAAAAAAATACCTCAATATTTAAAAGAAAGAATTGAAAAAGCTGTTAAAATTTGATTACTTAATAAAGATAATTATTTAATTAACATTATTAATACTTATTTTTTTTTATTAGTTTTTTTTTCAAATATAACAAAAGAATCAAAATGATTAACTTTAATTTTTTTATCTTTAGTTAAATCTTTTGAATCTTTTGAATCTTCTTCTAAATCTATTGATATAAAAGAACATGGAGTTTCAGGTTCAAAAAAATCTACTTTTTCTCTACTCACAGAACAACCCATTTATACTAATATATTACATTTTATTTTTTTGGTATTTTGTCATCCAATTCTGGTTCTTCTTCACTTCTTGGTCTATATTTTTGATAATTAGTTTTTACTTTTTTTCTTATTTTAGGTCTCCATTTTAGAATATCTTCATCAATAATATTATTATCATTTACTTTTTCAGAATATACTGAATTTTTAATTTTTGTTTTTTCATCATTTTTACTAGTTGAATTTGCACAACCCATTATTATTAATAAATTATATATTCCTTAAATGTTTAAAAAAAAGTGAATTTGAATCAATTAGACTAAGATATTTAAGTAAAGTAAAATTTAAAATGCTAAGCTTTATTGGACAAGGATATACTAAATCAAGAACACCAGCAATTATTATTAATCATTTTCTAAGAAATCCTCATATATACACACCATATACACCATATCAAGAGGAGATTAGTCAAGGAAGATTAGAATTACTATATAAATATCAAGATTTAATTTGTGATATAACTGGTTTCGAATATGCAACATGTAGTTTAATTGACCAGTGTCAAGTTGCGATGGATATTATGATGATTATGAAAAATTCAAAACCACAAGCTTCTACAATATTAATACATCCTCATTTCAATTCACGAGTTGCTAAAACTATTGAATTAAGGGCTAAACAACACGATATTAATATTACTCGTGATTTAACTTATGATCCAAACCTCTTGTGTGGTGTATTTTCACAGAATCCCGATAAATTCGGTTTAATAAATCAAGATATTTTTAAAGGTGATATTATAAAAGCCTGTTTAACTGATATTTATTCAAACTTCATATATGAAAATCCTGAAAAATTAGGTTATGATATTTGTTTTGGTCATTCAGGATGTCTTGGTGTTCCTATTGGATATGGTGGTCCTCAACCTGCTTTTATCGCAACTTCTAAAAAATATTCTAGATTAATGCCTGGACGTTATATTGGTAAAAGCATAGATAAATATAATTTAGAAGCTTATCGTTTAACATGGCAAACTAGAGAACAACATATTAGACGTGAAAAGGCAACATCAAATGTCTGTACTAGTCAAGCATTATTAGCTCAAATTGCAGTAACATATGGATTATATCATGGTGCAAATGGATTACGAGATATTTCATATAGTATTAAAGATAAAATTGATTATATTGGAAATAAATTAAATATTGATACAAATTATAACTTTGATACTTTTACTGTAATTCCTGAATCTGATTTATATAATGATTTAATTAAAAATAATATTTATGGTTTTGAACATGAAAATCGACATATAAGTTTCACTTTTGATGAGACACATGATAAAAATGATATTAATAGACTTTGCGATAAAATTAAAAATAAAGCTTATTTCTCTAAAAAATCTAGACTTATCAAAAAAAGAAATTCAAATGTAACTTTTACAAGTATATCAGATAATGAATTAGATTTACAAAGATATTTACATGATTTATCATTAAAAGATTATAGTTTAAGTGATGGTATGATTCCTTTAGGTTCCTGTACTATGAAACATACATCACCTTCACATATGGAAAAATTATTTCAAGATGATTATCAAGTTCATCCATATATTTCTATTGAAAAAACACCATATATTGAGACATTTGATTACTTATCAAAAAGATTATGCGAATTAAGTGGATTTGATAAAATTTATTATCAAGGTCAAAGTGGAGCAATGGGTGAATATGCATCATTATCAACTTTCAAAAATTATTTTGATTCAAAATGTGAGAAAAGAAAATATATAATTATGCCACGATCAGCACATGGAACAAATGCTTCTAGTGCTAGTTTAACTGGTTTAAAAGTTCGTTATGTTGATGAAAAAAATGGTTTAATTGATATTGAACATTTAGATAAAATTATTAATGAAGTTAAAGATGAATTATTTGGTTTTATGTTAACTTACCCTAATACATATGGATTATTTGAACCTAATATTAAACTTATTAATGAAAAAATTCATAAAAATGGTGGTTTATCATATATGGATGGGGCTAATTTTAATGCTATTATGGGTTATCAAACATCAGAAGAATTAGGATTTGATTCATGTCATTTTAATCTTCATAAAACCTTTGCTATTCCTCACGGTGGTGGTGGTCCTGGAATGGGTCCAATTGGAATAAGAGAATTTTTAGCTCCATATTTACCTAAATATTTTACTTCTACTGATTTTGGTTCAGCTAGTATTTGTACCATTTCTGAACAATATCTTAGAAAACATTCAAATTTAGAACTTGCAAAAATGGCTAAAAAAAATATTGATACTAATAAAAAAGTAATTAATGAATTAAAAGATTACTATAAAATTCTAAATTCTGATAGTGAATATATTGCCCATGAATTTATTATTGATGTTAAGGGACTTCCAGTTTCAGAAAATGATATTTGTAAAAGATTGATTGATTATGGCTTTCATCCTCCGACAATGTCTTGGCCCGTTTCAAAAAGTTTGATGATTGAAATTGTAGAATCAGAGAGTGATGAAGAGATTCATAGATTTATTACTGCTATGAAAATGATTAAACAGGAAATTAATTCTAATCCAAATTTACTAAAAAATGCACCTCATACCCAAAGAGATCTTGTAAATTGGAATTACGATTATTCAATTGAAAAAGGATGTTTTCCTATGGGATTAAATAAACGTAAATATTGGCCTACTACTAATCGTGTTGATTCGGTTTATGGTGATCGTAACTTTTGAATAGTTAATTAAAAAATTGATTTTATTAAATATTGAGTACGAACTCTGCATAAAGAAAATTAATATGTTCCGTCCTGATCCATCATACAAAAATTGTGTATACTGTAAAAATAAATTTAAACCTGAATCTGAATTTATCTTACAAACCTTATGTGATAAATGTAATGAATACACATATTGTAGTAGATATGAATATCTTGAATATCTTAAAAAACATGAATCACCAACACAATTAATTATGGAAAAAGCTGGTAATATAATTGGAGGTTATGAGGGATTTAGAACTAGTATTATTCCAGGTTTAATTGTAGGTATGGTAGATACATATGATGAAATTAAAAAATCTAAAGAAAAATCTATTTCAAAAATATGTAAAAAAGCTATCATAGGAACTGCTAAACATTCCATTAATAATATTATTAATAGAACTAATAAATTATCTAATGATGTAGGTGATAAAATTGGAGATTTTGGCTATAATTTAGATCTACATAATTTACTAAGTGAATATGATGATTGGAGCAACGTACTAGATAAGAATATTAATTGTGCTTCACCTTGTGAAATTATGAAACGAGCTCATATTAAAAATATCTTAGATTAAATCTATAACTAATTAAAAATTGAATTTTTTTTATACTAATATATCATCACATCTACTTCTATCAATCTAAACAAATGTAAGTTAGTTAACTCAATACTCAAATCAAAATCATGACGCTTTATCAAGATGAATTTGATGAAGATATTATTTTTTTCCGTATTTCAGAAAAATTATTATCCTACAATCTATCAATAGATGAGAGATTAGAATTAATCACCGAAGAAATATGTCAAATGTTAACAGATAATGGTAAAACATTTTTAATGTATTTGTTTGCAGATGTACATACTACTTATGAAACATGTTTTTATTTAAAAGCAATAAGACTTACTACTTATGCAGATATTAATCATAGGTACATGATGATGAATGTAATTACACTTGCATTTAAGAATTATAATGAAAATGATGAAGTTTTGCTAGAATTACTCAAAAAAGGAGACAATATTAATTACTATTGTTATCATAGAACAACACCACTAATGTACGCATTAATTAATTGTAAAAATGAAGAAATTTTATTGGAAATTCTAAATCAAAAGCCTAATTTAAATATTATAACTCGTAGTAAACATACTACTATAATGTTTGCATTTCAATATTGTAACCATAAAAATATTTTATTAGAACTATTAAGACAAGAACTTGACTTGAATATACAAAATCATTTAAAAAAATCAGCTACTATATATGCATTTCAATATTGTGATGATAAAGATGTTTTATTAGAACTTTTAAGACAAGAACCTGATTTGAATATTAAAGATTATATGGACAATACTGCTACAAAGTATGCATTTCAATATTGTGATGATAAAGATGTTTTATTAGAACTTTTAAGACAAGAACCTGATTTAACACCAAAAGATTATTTTGGAAAATCAATTCTTGATTATGCTTTTAGTCATTATGTGAATAAATCTGAATTTGATTTTGGTATTTTAGAAAAATTATATAATGGAAGTTCTGAACAAGATAAAAAAAAATATAATGCTAATTATTTGAAACTTAGGAATAAATATAAAGTTCTACCACTGATTCTATTTAGGCTTCAAAAATACAAATAAAACATATATCAATATAAATATTTTTATCTTGATATATAATACTTATGGGATGTTGCGAGATTTTGGCCATAAATTAGATTTACATAATTATCAAACTGAATCTGATGATTGGAGACAAGTATTAGATAATGATATTAATTGTGCTTCACCTTGCGAAATTATGAAACGAGCTCATATTAAAAATATCTTAGATTAAATTTATAACTAATTAAAAATTGAAATTTTTTTATACTGATACATCATCACATCAAATTTATTAATCTAAACAAATGTAAGTTGGTTAACTCAAATTTCAAAACTCAAATTAAAATCATGACGTTTTATCAAGATGAATTCGACGCTGATTATGAACTTATCACTCAAAAATTATTAAATCAAGAAATATCAATAGATTCCAGATTAAAATTAATTACTAAAGAACTTTGTCAAATGATTACAGCTAGTGGAAAGACATTTTTAATATACTTATTTATTAATGAAAATATTACATATGATACCTGTTTTTATTTAAAAGCATTACATCTTACTGATAATATTAATCACAAATCTAGATGGCGTAATACTGCGATTACATTAGCATTTAAAAATTATAATACCAGTGATAAAGTTTTATTAGAATTTTTAAAACTTAAACCTAATTTAGATTTTTATACTTTATCTAATGCATTTATGAATCATAGTAGACATGGGGAAGTTTTGTTAGAAATTCTAAAGCTTAAACCAGATTTGGATTGTTATTGTTATAATCTAAAATCATTAACAATGTATGCATTTATGTATTGTAAAAATAAAGAAGTATTATTAGAACTTCTAAAACAAAAACCTAATTTAAAAATCAAAAAAGATTCAGGGGAAACTGTTTTTGATTTTTGCTTAAAATTTTATGCTAAAAAATCTGAATTTGATTTTAATGTTTTAGAAAAGTTATATAATGAAACTAATAAACAAGATAAAGAATTATTAAATCAAGATAATTTTAAAACCTATCTAAAACTTAGAAATAAATATAAAGTTAAACCAATTATTTTATTCAGATATCAAAGAAGAAGCTAATTTTTTTATGTTAATCTATAATATATGGGGTGCTGGGACACTAAATGTATAATTTGTAGTTTACCACCACGTGCTAATAAATATTTGGATGATGATGTTGAGATACCTAAAAAAATATATAATAAAATAAAATGGTTAAATAATTGTTTATTATTATTACCAAATGGAGATAAAATAAAAGGTGATGAAATTAGTTGTAATATTGAATTTGAAACTAAATTAGGGTTAATTGAATTTACACCTAATATAAAAAATACTTCATTATATCCAAAAAAAGGTTTATTTATACATGAAGATTGTTATAAGTTTATTAAAAAGGAATTTAATTTAGAATTAAAATTTAACCATTTTCCATATCATTTAATAGAATTTGAAACTTTTAAAGGTTTAAATTATGGATTAATAAAAAAATATCATCAACAATTTCTTAATTATGAAGAGATATTTAATGATAAAAATGAATGGTTATTATTTAGTCCATTAAAAGATAAAAAAAATGCTAATAGAATAAAAAAATTTATATCACAATTTAAAATAACTAAAAGTGAAGTTAAAAAAAGAATTTCTAGACCATCACCTTTTATATCTGCTTCTATAATGCCTGATAAAACATTTGCTTTAGGAAATGATAAAAATATTTATGTTAAAAAAAATGGTAAATGGACTAAAACAGAATCATTTATAATTAATTTATCATTAATTAATTTAGATAATAAATTTAAATATGCAAGATTAATTTATAAAAATGAAGTTGCATTTAATACTAATAAATTATTTTTATTTGATATAATTTCTATTAATGGAAAAAAAGTAAATAAAGGAACTTCTTATAATCAAATTAAAAAATGTAAAATAGAGATTATTGGTAGTAAAGATGATATTAAATTATTTGTTAAAGAAAATAAAAAATACATAGAAGAATAAATATTTATAATATTATAATGTGTAAGTTTCATTTTTATAATTTACTTCGAAAATTGATTAAATCATATGAAAATAAAAAAGTTGATTTATAATAAAGCTTATTTTAATCTTTAATAAGAATAAAATAAAAAATGCTACCACGTGGAACTCAAGATTATGATAAAACATATTCAAAATTACGATATCTTCAATCTATTATAGAAAATGAATTCAATCGATATCAATCAACATTTATTGAAACACCAATTTTTGAATTTACTGATATTTTGATGAATAAATATGGAGAAGATGAAAAACTAATATATAATATTGCAAATAAAAATGATTCTCAACAAAAGTTATCATTACGATATGATTTAACTATTCCATTAGTAAGATATTTAGCAAAAAATAATATTAAACAAGGTAGATTTGGAAGAATTGGTAAAGTTTATCGTAGAGAAGCTATTTATAAAAAGAAAAAACGGTTACGAGAATTTTATCAAGCTGATTTTGATATTATTGGAGAGAATTATACACAAGCTGAATTTGATATTTTCACAATGATAGATAACGTTATGAAAATATTAAAACTTGATTATCAAATTGAATATAATTATCGAGAAAATTTAGAACATTATTTGAAACTTGCTAATATTGATAATTCATTATTTAAATCTGTATGTTCTTCTCTTGATAAAATTGATAAATTAGGTTTTGATAAAGTTAAAGTAGAATTAGCAAGTAAAGGAATATCTGAAGAAAAGATAAATAAACTATTTGATTCAATTAATAGTAAAATTATTAATCCTATAATTAGTGAACAACATGATAAACTTTTAAAAGTTATGAATATAGCTAATATATCAACTTTATCATTTAACCCATCTCTTGCAAGAGGAGGCGAATATTATACAGGAATAATTTTTGAAGTTAAAGTTAAAGGATTCGATTCATCTATAATTGGTGGTGGTCGATATTCAAGTATGGAATTATGTAAAAAACCATTAGATATCGTTGGTTTTAGTTTTGGTATTGATAGAATGATAGAATTATTTGATTATGAACCTCCAAAACAAAAATCAATTTACATTTCTCAAACATGTGATATTGAAAATTTGTTAGAAGCAAAGATTATATTAATTAACATGTTTAAAAATTGTAAAATATGTTATAAACTTTTCTCAACTAAAATGGAACTTCATGAAAGTTTAAAACTCGATTGTGATTATTTGATTATCATCGGTAAATCAGAATTAAAAGATAATAAAGTTATAGTTAAAAACCTTAAAACTAAAGAACAAAATATATGTGAATTTAATTTAGAAGGACTACAAAAAGTTATTCCATCTCATTATTTTTAATTTATTTATGTTAATTATAATTTATAAATTAAACTTGATAATTATGTTGTTGTTTTTTATTTTCAACAACTACAACTTTTATTACAAGTACAGCATTTATTACCACAACAACTTTGTGTGATCCAAAATGCTAATACAATATATCCAACTAGAATTGAAAAAATAATATATGGAATTAAAATAGCCAAATTATAATCAATCGAAGTTAAAATTTCATTATGATTTTCTGGATTTACATATCCTATTTGTTTTAAACCAACTTCAACAAAACCAGAAAAGAATTTATTTATACATCCTCTATCATCTCGTGAACAACTTGTTGAAATACTTGAAAATACCAAATTATTATTATCATTTTTGAAAGATAATGTTACTGATGGACGATAACACATACCACAAACACTTTTACATTTTCTTCTTGATACAGAATGTGTACATTGACAACAAGTACTACAAATGGTATTACATGATGTTCCATATTTTGTTGAACGACATGAATTATAACAATTGCAATTGTAACAATATGTTTGACAACAATGATATCCATTTTCGCAAAAACCTTCTTCTAAATTACTTTTTCGTTGATTACAAGAAGGACCATCATAATTCTCACAACTACAATCAACAATATCACAACATCTATATGGATTCTCTGATTTACTTTCAACAGTTAATTCAGTTGTTTCAAAATTATGATATCTAACAGCTTGATCAAATACGCCATCTTTCATCCAAATTAAGCTAATAATTACAGACATTAATATTACCAAAATAAATCCCCAACAATTTAATGTATGATGTTTTCTAGGATAGTAACATAATCCAGCGTATGAGATTTTATAACTATTATCTTTATTTTTACATTCAGATATACTATTAGATATACATGGTGTAAAACATACTAAAATAAAACCAATAACAGATAATGCGATAAACCATCCAATATTTTTTTCAATATCTAATTTACCATCTTTTTCAATTGAATTTTGAAATGAACATGTATCTTGGGATTGAATTTGTTTAATTCTTTCATCTATTTCAAATGGTTCACATACAGCACTCTCTAAAATAATTTGTGTAATATCTGTTTCAGTAAAGTTTGTTCCACGAGTAATAGATTTAATAGATACATCCGCACCATGAACACCTGTAAGATATTTCAATTGTTGTTGATTTGTTGAGTAACTTGGTAATGCTGGTGTAAAAATTCTTCCTTGACCTAATGCATCATCATATGGTTCACTTAAACGTGGTGTAGTAACATTTAGAAAAGTTCCATAAAATTGTCCCATACTTTCAATACTTTGAATAATATCAGAATATTGAGAAATGCGAAAAAGATTTGCTTGGGTTTCACATGATAATTCAGAGAAATGAAATGTTGAACCATCGTTTTTATTTCCATATATATATGAAAAAACCTTTGGATTTAATGATTGATAAGAATTTACAGATTTAATTGGTCTCTGAATCGAGTTTCCATCATTCCCGGATGAAAGTAGCATTATAATATTATGACAAGTTGAAGTTTCTCCATCATTTATTGATTTTTGCATAATTTCAAAAGTTCCTTCAAATGCTTTATATAAATTGGAACGACTATTTTTAATAATATTTACATTTCTAATAACTTCAACTAAATAATTAATATTTTCATTTGTTGCACGGATCATCTCAGTTTGATCAGAAATTATAATATCATAATAAAAAGTAATTAGAACAAAATCATGTACACTTAATGTTTGCAAAAATAAAATTGCTGTTTCTTTTTCCAAATTCAAACGTGCCGTACTATTTGTACCAAAATCTGAAATATCGATCATAATAACTAAATTCTTTTGTCCAGATGCACCAGTAATATACCATGGTCGTATAGTTGGATTAAAATCATTTTCAATATCTTCAATATTAGTTGGACATACTCCACCTGTATCTTCCCAATTTATAGCTGGATAAACAGTAAATGAACTATTTGTATTTCCATAATATTGGAATAAGATTCCCGAACCAGATGAAGTTTGTACATTATCATTCCATTGTTTTTTCATTAAAGTTGCTTGACAAATATCTTCATTTTTTTTATTTGAGTATTGTGATACAAATGGTATTTTAGTAATAACTTCATTATAATTCACTGATAGATTTATAAAATTATTATTTTTAGTAAGATTAGGTATTGGATATAATGCATTATCCCATTTTTGAAGAGTTCTTTCACAACCAACATAAAAATTACAACTATTTGGAATCTCAGTAGAAATTTTTTCATGATATTTTACACTTTCAGTAAGAAGAGTATTCAATTCATTAATTCTATTAGTAACAACCAAACGATTGTCACCACATACAAATCTAATTAAAAAGAATAATAACAAAAACATCCTCATATAATTTAAGATAAATTACTATATTATGTGAGGTATATTGATAAAACAAAAATCAATTTTTATTAAAGATATAATTTATCTAAAAAGACGATTTTAGATATTAAAACTTTAATTACTAAAAAGTAGTATGATTTTTAATTTATTAGAATTTTATGTAGAATTCTTATTTTACATATAATTTAAAATTGAAAAATGAAATGTTAGATGGTATATATTTATTAATTATAAATGGAAAAAATAGTTGGAATATCGTTGAGAGATAAAAAAGATAGAAATGGTTAATATTCTTTACAAATTGATAAAAAGAAAAAAAAGTTGGCAATGATACTTTCTGAATTAAATGATAAAGTTTTAGAGTCATGGAATGATAATTTTTTATTAGAATTTAAAAATAGGGTAGAACATCAAATAATTTATAAATCTAATGAAATGATTAATTTCAAGAATAACAAAAATAAAAAAAAATGTTAGATGATTTAATATTTAAAACTGCAATAAAAAAACTTCCATTAATTGAAGATAATAGAAAAATTATTTTAGATTGTTATTATCATGTGCTAAGAATAATGTTTTCTTACTGGAGTTTTTTTTAAAACTGCAATAAAAAAACTTCCATTGATAGAAGATAATAGAAAAAATTATTTTAGGTTGTTATTATCATGTGCTAATAATAATGTTTCTTACAAGGTTAATAATATTAAATGTATTGTTTTAATTTATCAATATTTAAGTTCATAATTTTTTGTTCTTGTTTAGTATCAATAATATTTTTTTTATAAATTTCTAATATTTGTATAAATTTTTCTTCATCGCTTAATTTTTTGCTTGATGATGAAGAAATATCCTTTCCTGATTTAGAGAATCTTCTACTTAGACAATATTTAGAACCTCGATTTTTAGATTTTATATATTGTACTCCAGGAATATTTTCTTTCATTATGTCTCCTAATTCATTATTTTTGAATTCTCTATCTTTAATTAAAATATCATTAGTGGGTATAATTTCTTCATGTTTGATTTGTTTTATTATTTTTTTTTTTCTAAATTTTTATGTTTATGAAAATCTTTAACATTTTGACTTTGAGTACCTAATGTTAAATCACATGCATAATTTCTATAACTACCATCTTGATAAATTGGAGCTTTATCATCATGCATAATAACTAAATTCTTTTTAATTTCACCGCACCAAGTTTCATATACAAGTTTATGAATATAATGTCTGGAATCATTAATAAAGATACTTTTATATTTTGGGTTATTTCTATTCTGATGTGGTTGAAGTATATTATCATATATATTTTTGATTCTACCCATATTAGAAACTAAATAATTATTATATTTAGGATGTTTCTTCCATTTTTCAATTTTAGAATCATTTTTTTGTAATTCTATATCTTCACATTTTTCAAAAAAATATTTATAAGCTTTTAAAGATTCATTTTTGATTGATCTACCAATTTTTGAAGCGATACTATCAATTCTTTTTTTATCAGTAATATCTGCATTAACTAATCCTTTTTCTATTAAAAAATATGCACATTTATTAATACTTCTAAAAGTTCCTATAATTGTTGCCTTACTTCTATCTTTTGGATATTCTTCATCTGGTTTCATCATATTAATCATCGTACCGCGTCTTCCACCATTTTCATTAATAATTTTAACAGATTTAATTTGTCCTTTTCTTGAATTTTTACTTCTACTCATCCATTCTAAATTATATATTCTATTATCTTTAGGATCATCATTAATATGATCAATTGTTTCATGAGGTGATACGTTTGGAAAAGCAGATGATAATGCTATATTAATACCAGAAAATTTGGTCGTGATATTATCATTTGAAAATGAATAATTACCTATATAATCAGAGTTTAATAATTTATTAGTTTTTACATTTTTAATAATAAATGGTTTATCAATCTTATTAAAAAATTTTATTTTATAATTTGTATTTTTGATAATTACACCTTTTTTACAATTATCTTTCATAATTCTTGTATGAACGGGTATCCATACATCTAGTTTTATCTTACCATATTTTTTATGTTCAATAAATTTATTTTCTTCTTCCATTTAATCAATATTTCAACATCTCATAGTAAAATTAAATTCAATTTTTATTTTTTATAATATTTTATACAAAATAAAATAAAAATAATATATGCAAATCTCCTTAATTGGAATAAGCTCAAACTGTTATAAGTTTGCCATGAGATTTCCTCATGGATTGGACTATATCTTAAGCAATAATTAATTTTATTAACTATTACCCATAACCATTTAGTCTCTGATCCCAAATACCGAAAAGGTATCGTGGATGCTGATTGTCCATTTTTCATGAATTTTAAATTCATTGTTATCTTTGATTTTTCACTTATAATATTAAATTTCTTTAATATTTTAGTAATCAAAGCTTTAGGATATTCCAGCAGTTTTGTTATGTCGCAAAGATTGTTCTTTACTAATATTTCATAACGGATATTGTTATCTGGGATGAATAACTCCGCAAACATATTAATAAATAATATGTTTTGAAATATTTTTTGGATCAGCTTATGATGATAGTGCGTTTTATCATCAGATTTAAATCCGCCCATTCCTGACATAATACGTAGGACATTGTAACTCCAGCCAAAGATGTATAGTTGAGAGTCAACTTCAGTGAATGGAATTTCACAACCGCTCCATGTATCGGTAACCTTACGTGCAGATTGATCAGCGAAGGTTAGGTTTAGTTGTGTGTTGTCAATACGAGACAAGTTAGCAGTTCCTGAAGGTTGATGTTGTTCAGGGTGTAGAGCAAATGAGTAAACATTGATACCATCTGCTGGGGTGTTAGTGTGATGTTGATCAGGTTGGACATAGTTGAAGTAGTCACCTTCACGGGTATCGAAACGGTCATGACCATTTAGTTGAATTAATGCACGGTCGACAGGGTTGTATTGACCATCAATTAATAGACCATAGTTAGACCATGAGTAGACAGATACATCGTTAGTCTTGCAAGATAGAGGACGGGTATCTAATACGAATGGTGTTCCAATATCAGTTGGGAGAGAAACATCACGAGGGTGTAGGCTGTGGCTTACATTGAATACTTTGCATTCTAATTGAGCTTCACCGTCAACTTCTGTTATGGTTAGTTTAACAGTTGCTGCTTCGATTTTGCTGAATAGAGAAGTACCCATACCCATGGAGTTTACACATACAGTTACATCCCAAGATGAAACGTAATTGATTTCAGGGGCCCCGTTATAAGTTTGGTCATCAACATCAACTACTACACAGTCAATGATATCACCGTCTGGGGATACTTGAGTTGATTCAGTGTTTGCTGGTGCTGCACCTAGTACAAATCTGCAACAAATTAGGTTCTTTGCTGCTTCATCTAGAGCAGATGACCAATCAGGAGTACCATCAGCCTTAACTTCATGTGTGTAAGCTAAGAATGGACGACCTTGGACATAGTGTCCTGCACGTGCAGCCCAGATTAATTCTTTGGTAGGATGGTTAAATCCTAAACGGAATTTAGCATTTCTTTGATCAACAGATTCAGTACCTGTGAATTGTAATTGTTCAATTAGGTATTCGTGACCAACTTGTGCAAATCGTCTACGTTCTTCGGAATCTAAATAGATGTAGTCTACTAAGATAGAAGCATCTTGCATTGTTAGTTTTCCTTCTTGAGGTTTATCTCTGTTGTCTTGTACTAGTAAGAATCTAGCAGGGGTAAATTCGAAGTGTAGGCGAACTTCGTGATATTGGAGAGCAATTAAAGGTAAAGCTAGACCAGTGTTTCTGTTGAACCAGAATTGGAGAGGTACAAATAATACACATTGAGGTTTTGCTTTGTTGTTTAATTCAGTTAATTCAGGAACGTCACCAATCATCTTGTTGTAACCACGTTCTCTGTCTCCGACTGGACGAGCTAATTCATACCAGACATCAAGCCATGTACCATATTGTTTGTCGATTCTAGATCCACCAATTTCTACTTCTACGTTATCGATTAAATGATGTCCTACACGTCTTACCCATGCTGCACGTACACCTGCATCAGGTTCCCATGCATTTAGAACTACACGTAAATATACTTTAGTTGCTAAGTCACCGTTTCTAGTGATAGTAACCATGGATTTACGACCGAAATCAGGGTTACCGTTTAAGGTATGTTCGATAGTTTCCATTGAGAAGTTTGTGTGTCGTCTATAGACAACTTTAAAAAATGTAATTTGAGGGTTGCCTGTTAGGTACACATCTTGTGCACCGTAAGCTACGAGTTGCATTAATCCGCCACCCATTGTTATAGTATACTTATTACAAAGAAAAAAATTTTATAACAAAATAAAAAATTACTATATTTCTAAACTATACATTCCAATAATCAATATATCTATTATAATTATATTTAAAGTATATAATGTACCAATAATTGCTACTATTTTTTATAAAATTACTGTGTTTAAAAATGATTCTAAATTTATTAAATAATCCTTTTCAAATTATTTAATAAATACTTAAAGGTCTTTCAAGCATATTCTATCATATAAAGGTTTATGTTCAAAATAAAACCTAAACGTGAAAGACTTCATACATCAATTCAAACAGTTGATGGTAAGCATCGTGACTATGTTAGAACTTTTCAAAGAAAAAAAGAATTATTACCACGTAAAAAAGATAAATTAACCAAATTTGAAAAAGAACTCACAAAAATAAATAATATGGATAAATCAAAATATACTAATGAAACAATAAAAAGAAGAAGTGAATTAAAAACAGAAATCAATAAATATAAAGAAGAAATATTTGATATTGAAAATAATATATCAGAAATCGATTATTATACTCTTACAGAAGATTTACTTGTTGATTATTATGATATACTTGAAGATGAAAAAATTCATGATGAACATAAAGATTCTAAAATTGTCGATATATCTAAAAGAAAACTTGAAAAAAAACAATTGAGTGAACTTGATATTCTTAATATGAGAAATAAAACAAAAAAAAAAGTTAAAAAACCTACAAAAACACGATACAAAAAATCTATTCAAACAACTACTACTAATAATATTATGAATTTCTTTAATCAAAGTGATAATAAACAAAACGATAAAAATGATAAAGAAGATAAAGAAGATAATAAAGAAAATAATAAAGAAGATAATTCTAAAATAGATACATCTACTAAAAAACTTAAAAAAGCTACTATTTTAGATAAATTTTTAACACTTGTCGATAAAGAATATTCTGGTTCTACTTCTCAATCTAAAATATCTATTACTACTTGTAATAATTGTGGTGGTGAAAAAAAACCTATTGCAAGTGATGGAGTTTGTGTTTGTATTGATTGTGGTGAAACTGAAATGATTATTATCGAAAGTGATAAACCAAATTATAAAGATCCTATTCCAGAAAAATCAGGATATCCTTATAAAAGACAAAATCATTTTCAAGAATGGTTATCGCAATTTCAAGCTAAAGAAAGTACTGAGATCCCTAAAGAAGTATTTGATAAAGTTATTAAAGAACTTAAAAAAAATAAAATCTATGATTGGGATAATCTTACATTAATTATGATGAAAGGCATTCTTAAAAAATTAGAATTAAATAATTATTATGAACATATACCTCATATTATATCTAAATTAAGTGGATTACCTCCACCTACTATTACAAGAGAAACAGAAGAAACTTTAAGAAGTATGTTTAAAGAAATTCAAGAACCTTTCGAACGTCATTGTCCTAAAGAAAGAGTTAATTTCCTTTCTTATTCTTATGTTTTACATAAATTTTGTGAACTTCTTGAATTAGATGATTTTATAACTTGTTTCCCTCTTCTTAAAAATAGAGATAAATTACGACAACAAGATAAAATATGGAAAAAAATTTGTTCTGATCTTTTATGGCAATATATACCTTCTGTTTAAATTTATTATATTATCGAATCTATTAAATTTGCTCTATGTATAGTTAAATGTTTCTCTAAAGTTAGATCTTGACCCTTTTTACGAATTTTATCAATTAATTCTTTATTTTTATCATTTATTATGAAGTTAATTTTGTCATTTATATCATCCATTGATGTTTCATCATATAATATCATATTCTCCATATCAGAAAAACCTAATTTATTTAATTTTTTTTCTGATTTTTTATCCATTAATAATAATGAACCTGTTGCACATATCTCAAATACTTTGTTAACTAAAATTATTTTACCATCTATTACACCCGATGATGTTAAAGACCCTATATGATTATTTAAAAATTTATAATAGTCAGAACTTACCTTTGTACTTTTTGGTTTTTTCTGATTATCTAAAAAATAACCAGGATGTTTTAAACTTGATATATTGTTATTTATTCCTCTATTTTTTAATCTTTTAGCTACATATCTACCATTATATATAGTACGATTTATACATCCCGTTATAGTTATTTTTTTAATTGGATTTTCATTAATTTTTATAACTGATTTTGATGGAGTTCCATGGGGTATATGAATATGTTTATCTTTTAAATTTGGAAATCTTGATAAAAATGTTTCAGAATCAACAGAAGTTATAATTTTATCATAATATGATAAGTCCCATTTATATTTTTTTAAAGTATGAACATCGTCAAAAAATATATTTTTAGGTATTTTTATTTTATTTATATCATCAAATATTGTATGTAAAGCTTTTAATCCACTATTATATGAAAAAAATAAAATAGATGTTGCATTATCAGGTATTATAGATAATAAAGATACATTAGTTTGTTCATAAAAATTACTTATATCTATCTCTTCCCAATTATGATTTTTTTTTAAAAATAATATATACTCTTTCCATTTCTCAGACCAAGCTGGAGAAAACTTTTTAAAATGTAAAATATATTTCATTCCTATTAATTATATATTTTATATTTTACTAATTATAATTCTATTTAAATATTCTACTCTTGTTTCTATCGTATGATTTTCTAAATAAAATTTATATCCAGAATTTCTAATACAATCAATTATTCCACGATTTTTTGGATTTTTTATAAATTCTATATTTTTTTCATTTAATATTAAATAATGCTTATTTTTTACAAATCCCAATTTATTAAAAGATTCTTCTATTATAGGATTTAATATTAATAAAGAACCTGCATTTAATATATCAAATATTTCAGGTTGATATAAATAGTATTTTGTTTTATTTTTTATTATTTTCATTGGATTGTATATAGTCGCTATATGTTTTCTACATAATGATATGTCATCTTTTAATATTGTTGTTATCGGATATTGATTTATTGAAGAATAAGACATTGACTCAGAAGTATATGGTATTTGATGATATTTATATATGTTTTTTTCAAGATAAAATTTAGCTAATTCAAATGGAAATGGTGATAAAATTAAAGAATAAATATCAAAATTATCAATTCTTTTATTTCCTATCAAACTTTCCATATAACAAACTATAGGAACTTTTACATTAGATAAATCAATTAATTTGGATATTTGATGGACTTTATTATAATTAAATAATAATACAACTTTCAAATTTGAATCTTGTAATTTTTCTTTTAAAGTTTCATCTGAAAAATCAATATTTATCCAATTATATTTTTTTACCAAAATATCAATTAATTTAGATTTTTTATTTGCCTTTGAAGATGCATCAATAACTACTTTCATCTTATGATAATTATTAAATAAAAAAATTTAATAATAATTATCGTAAACTTATAATCTGATCTAAAAGTTTCCCAGTTTGCATTAATGTATATTTATTATTTACTAATTCATATCCTTCTTTTCTTATTTTATTTATTTCTTCTAGATTATTAGGATCTAATACATATTCAATTATAGATTTTAAACTTTCTTTTGAGTCATATTGTAAGTAATTTACTTTATTTTTAAAACCATACTCTTCCATATAACTTTCACAATTTTTATCTAAAATTAATAAACTACCTGTTTTTGGGATTTCAAATATTTTACTTACTATAACTCTTGAATTATATCTTACTATAGCACATGAAGTTATACTCGCTATAAAATTATTCAAATATTCATAATATTTTAATCCTATTTTGTTTCTCTTTTTTATTTTATTTATTGTATATCCTGGATGTTGTAATATTTCTATATCTTTTATTTCATCTGCCAATAACTTAGCATTATATCTTCCTTCATAATACTCTTTTCGTAAATTACCCGTTAGACTTATTTTTTTTTGAGGATTTTTATTAAAACATATATCTGTAACAGTTGCACCAATTAATATTGTAATATGTTTTGAGGAATATTTTCCTAAATATACTTTTGCAGTTTCTTCTAATTGAGGTGAAAATAATAAATCATACAATTCAAAATTTTCATCTCGATTTCTTCCCCATAAATCATCCATAAACATATATTTTTGACATTTAAAATCATTTAGTTCAGGATACATTTTACCTATTGGTATTAAAGAATTTGGATTTAAACATAATATTTTTGTTGGAATTATATCACCTAGTATTTCATGTAATGATTTTGATTTCTTTTTCCTATATTGAAAACCTAAATCTATTATATGCCAATTATAGTAATTTTTCATTAACATTACTAATTCCCTCCATTTTGTTGTGTGTTTAGAAGATACTGAATTTAAATGAAATAATACTTTCATTCTTTATTTTATAAAATATTTTTATTCAGAATTTATTTTACAAAGTATAAAATTTTTTTATTATATAGAAGTATATAATTTATGGACACTAACGAAATCGCTAAACGTGTTATCAAATATCTTGTAGAATGGTTAGCCATTGCCATCGCTGCTAAATTTATTCCTAATCAAAATATTGATGTTGTTGAAATTGTAATGATTTCTTTAGTTGGTGCTACTACTTTCGCACTATTAGATATGTTCGCACCACAAGTTGGTAGAAGTGCTAGACTTGGAACTGGATTAAGTCTAGGTATGGGTATGGTATAATTTTTGTATTTATAAATATAAGTATAAAAATTGATTTAGACATTTATCATTATTTTTATTATTTGTTATTAAATTACTTAAGAGCAATGGTATAAAAGATATTATAGAACAAGATATAATGACTGATAATAAATCTGTTACTGAAATCGATTACCTAACTGAAGATGAATCACTAGCTAACCAAAAATGGTGTTGTGTAAGTTTTTTATCTCCTGAAGGTATTAAAAACTGTAAGGTTCGAGGGTTTAAAGTTAGGGGAGTATTCGATTCTAAAGAAGAAGCTGATAATCGCGCCCAGTATCTTCAAAAAGTAGATCCCCATTTTGATATTTTTGTTGGTGAAGTTGGTAAATGGTTATCTTTCGCTCCTGACCCAAATTCACGTGAAGCTGGAGATATGGTTTATGCTGAAAAACAATTAAATGATCTTGCAAAAGCTCACAAAGAAAATCAAGAAAAACAAAAAATTATGGAAGCAGAACGTAGAGAAGCTCTTAAAACTAAAGCATATGAAGAAGCTAATGGTAATCGTCCTCAAAAAGTTCGGGATCGTCTACGAAAAACACTTGAAAGTCGTCAAACAGAAAAAGCTAAATTAATAGATGAAGAGAAACATGATTTGACTTCTGAAACTTCTTTAGCTAAGGATGAAAGTAAAAGATTAAATGATGTTCAACGTGTAATTAATACTAAAGAAGATGAAGTTAAAAGTCTTGATGATAATTTAGCTAAGATTCAAGAATTATATAATAAGATGAAAAGTGCCTAAATTTTCTAGTTAAATTTTATTAATGTTTATTAAAACATAAATAAAAAAAATCAAATTTCATATTCTAATATATCAACTAATAAGTATTTATTTTCAACTAAAAACTCTTTAATATCTTTATTTTTTTTATTTAATTTTAAATAATGTAGTAGAAGACATTTAGCAATAGTATTTTCAAGTTCTAAATAAAATTTATCTACTATCACCATTAATAAACTTATAAATTTATCATATTTAGATTCATCTTTTGATAATTCTATAATATTTTCAATGAAAAAGTAAATTATATTTTTATCTATCATATTTATTTTATCTAAAATTATAATTAAATTAGTAATATCATCACTTTTATCTGTTTTTAAAAAAAGAATTAATATTTCTAATTCTTTTCTAGTTAATATACATTTTTGTTTTTTTACAGATTGATCAAAGTTATTAGAAAATAATGAATAGAAATAATCAGATATAGAACATAAGGTATGATGATTTATAAATATGTCATCACCTTCATATGATTGAAGTTTATTTGTATTTTTAAAAAGGTTTTTTTTAGCTTGTTCACTTAATATAAATTTTTTGTTATAATTTAATCCAATAATTTGTATATTCGCTGTGATTGGCTCATTTAAAATCTTTTTATTTTTAAGATATTCACATGTTAAATTTTTCCACCCATAACCATTATTTTTTGGACATTCAATTATGATAGGTTCATGTTCTGAATATAAAATTTTATGTTTTATTAAAACTTCAAAATCAGATTTACTATCATAAAATATATAAAAACCCTTATTATCAATCGTATTATGATATACAGGGATTCCTAAAAAAGAATTTTTTATTTCACTTGACTTATGATTAATAGTTAATGAATGATCCATTTTATTATTTTTATATTAGATAGGTATGTAATTTATTAATCAATTTTTATCCAAATAATTTTATTCTATTATTCTATAGATGAGTTATAAAACCTTAGTTAGTGTTTTATTATTTTTTGGTATAATTATGGTTATAATATCAGTTTCTAAAGAATTAATGAATTGTCCTAAAAATAAAGTAATTTATAGATTTATTCCTAGAACTTTTGATGAAGAGATGGAGAATCCGGAATTTGTTACTGATGTATTTGCTACAATGTTTAGCCAACCGTCTCCATGGCTTGGTTCAATACAAAATTATGATCGTAAAAAGACTGAACAAATTAATAAATACTTTATATCTCAAATTTAAATATCATGTTCTAACATATCAATTAATAAATGTGTATTTTTACTTAAATAATCCTTCACATCTTTTTGATTTTTATTTATTTTTAGAAAAACTAAAAGTAAATTCTTAGCAATATTATTTTTTATATCTAAGTAAAATGTAGAAGTAACTAAGAATAATAAATTTAAAAAAATATCATAAGTAGATTCGTCATTTGATAACTTTACAATTCGATCAATAAAAAAGTAAATAATATTTTCATTTATTAAATTAATTTTATCTAATATGATAATTAACTTATGTAAATCTTCATGTGTATCATTTTGTAAAAAATCTATAAGTATATCAAATTCTTCTTTTGATAAGATACATTTTTGTTTCATCTTAAATTGATCGAAATTATCAGAAAATAATAAACGGAAATATTCAGATATTGAACATAATGTATGATGATTTATTGATATATCTTCACCATCACACGATTGAAGTTTATTTGTATCTTTTAATAAATTGTTTTTTGCTTTTTCACTTAATATTGGTGATTTATCGTAGATTGTATCTAAGATATTTATTTTTATTGAAATAGGAAGTTTATTATCTGTTATTAATGATGTTTTCTTACACTTATTTTTTTTATAACCATATCCTATAGTAGGATTAGGTGCTTTTTTATAAAATATATTTTTTTAGTATGCTCAGATGATATCTTTATGTTAAGTTGAAAATTAGATTCAGATGATATAAAGATAAATAAGTGTTCTCTGTTACAACCTGTATAATATATTGGTACTCCTAAAAAATTACATTTTTCTTTGCTATTTTTATAATATATGGTTAATGGATATTCCATTTAATCTTTGTTAAAATTATTAGGATTTAATCTAATCATAATAATATTACATATCAACTTTTATTATTTCTTTATTATATCAAAATTAGTTTTATTCTGTTTTTGTTTAGTCATCATAACATCCATTCCAACCCCTCTTCTTGCTTTTTTCTTATATTCCTCTTCATAATTATTACGATGATAATCTATGAATGGTTTTGATCTAAAATTATCAGGTTCTAATTCTTTCATATCAGCCTTAAACCAAAATACTTTATCAAAAAAATCATTTCTCACTCCCCGATTTACTAAAACCATACATCCATAATCCTGAGTTAAAGCAGAAAAAGTCTTCGCAAATGACTCTTTTGTTGGAAATATACCTGCATAATTATCATAAATACGTTGAATATTTTTAAAATTATCATCTGCTAAAATAAATACATAATCAAAATTACCTCTCATTAATGGTCCTACACCTAACGGATCTTGTAATGTTATCATATATGTTACTCCGTAATGTCTACCATTTAATAATAATTCACTTAAATTTTCGTCCTTTTTACATTCTGCTGCTTTTCCTAAACAATCATCCATTAACATCACTGCTCTATGATCTACTTTTTTTCCTTCTTTCTTTTTCTCTGTTCTTTTATCTTTCATCTCGGCTTGTCTATATAATAAATTTTGAGTTATTGTTGGTGAATACTTTTCATGAATAAATAAATCAGGAAATTTCTTACCATAAAACTGATTCAAACTATCAGTCGGTGATATTATTGTTCCAACTGGTATGTTATCCTCTTCAAAAAAATATTTTAATAATGATCTACATAATATTGTTTTACCACTTCCTCTTTTTGCTATTATTGCTATGGATGGATTTTTACAAAACCATTTCAATTTAAACTCGCGAATAGGTAAAGATTTATTTTCTAATGAAACTCGTTTAGCCATATATATATAAATTAGATAATAAAATTGAATTTATAATTATTTCACCCTCATTATTAATCATAATATTAACAACTATGAATCGATATTTAATTATACTTGATTTTGAAGCTACATGTAAGGAAGGTAATGGAGATTACTCTGAACAAGAAATTATTCAAATTGGAAGTGTATTATATGATTATGAAAAAAAAACTATTATTGATACATTTAGTGAATATTGTAAACCTACTATTAATCCTGTTTTATCTGATTTTTGTGTAAAGTTAACAGGTATCACTCAAAAAACTGTTGATAAAAGTGATGAATTTGATATTGTGTTTTTGAATTATATTCAATGGTTAATTTCTCATAAATTAATTAATAAGTATGGTGATAAATGTACAAAATTTAAATTTGTTACAGTAGGTGATTCTGATTTGAAAAAGTTTTTACCAAGACAATTAAAACATATCAAAATGCTCATGCCAAGTTATTTTAGAAATTATATTGATATTAGGAAACCATTTAGAAGTAAATTTAAACAACATCATACTGGTTTAAAAAGTATGATGAAATTTTTTAACTTAAAATCATCTGGTAAAAATCATAATGCTTTAGTTGATTGTGTTGATACTTGTAATGTACTTGTTAAAATGCAACAAAAAAATGCGATCTAATAATAAATATTATCAAATCGTATTTATTAAAATGCAATCTAATAAAAAATAATATCAAATCGTATTTATTTAATTGTATTTATAAATTAAATATAATGTCTCGGTTTTATTTTAACATATAGACTATACCAAACACACATGATGTTGCGAATATAGTTAAAGATAATGGTAGTCTTTTTTTGAATTTAGTATACTTAATTACATTCTTTTTATTAATATCGAAATATAGATTATTATAATATATTGTTTCATTAGTATTTAAAGTAAAAATTCTCAAGGGGTAAGATACAGGAAATTTATTTTTTGATATTTCAAATTCATTATAAAATTTTTCAAGATCATCAGATGTATTAATATAATATTCATTACCTAAGATATTTAAAAAATTATTTGTTGGTTCATTTCGTAATAGTACTTGTTCTTTACCGTTGTCTAATATACGTCTCAAACAATTTTGTTTACTTTTAAAATTAATATCACCAATAGGTACTACAATCGGTGGTATAGTTAGAATTAGTGGTAAATCTAATTGGGTTTTATAACCATAAATAGTGATAAATTTTTTTTCACCTTCTGCTTTTTTAATATTGATTTTCATTTTATGATAATTTATAAAATTTCCTATTGTACTATATGTAAATCCTGATGCAATTAATGTTAGTAGCAATGGATCCATATTTTATTATGTATAATTTGATTTTGTTAAATTTGGTGCAATATTTTATAATATCAATTTTTAATTATATTGTTATTTTTAGTGGTTTTTTCTTATATTCTTCTTCATAATTATCATATTGACAATTTATGAATGGTTTTGATTTAAAATTATAATCTTCTAATTCATTTATATCGGCCTTAAACCAACATACTCTATCGGAAAAAAAATTATTTCCAACTCCTCGATTTACTAAAACCATACAACCAAAATCTTGGGTTAAAGCTGGGAAAGTTTTTTCAAATAATTCTTTTGTTGGAAATATATCTGCATAATTATCATAAATACGTTGAATGTTTTTAATATTATCATCTCTCATAATAAATACATAATCAAAATTACCTCTTATTGTTGGACCTATACCCAATGGATTATAAAATGTTGTTATAGTTGTTACTCCATGATGTCTACCATTTGATATTAATTCATCGAAATTTTCATCCTTTTGCCATTCTCCGAATACACCAAGACAATCATCCATTAACAGAACTGTTCTATGATCTTCTTGTTTTAATTTCATTTCGTATTGTCTATTTAATAAATTTTGTGTGATTGTTCTTGAATATTTTTTATGTATAAATGAATTGGGAAATTTCTTACCATAAAAATGGTTCAAATATTCGGTCGGCGATATTATTGTTGCTTCTGATATATTATCTTCTTCAAATAAATATTTTAATAAAGTAGCACATAATATTGTTTTACCACTTGCTTTTTTTGCTATTATTGCTATTGACGGATTTTTACACATTGAATTCAATTTAAATTTACGAATGGGTAATAATTCATTTCCTATTGAAACTATTTTTGACATATATTTTTATAAAATATTTTAAAATATCTTATAAACCGAGAATTATATTATTAACTTTATCAATTTTCCTAGTAATATTACACTTTTTAAAGTCAAATATATTGATAATATATATAATGTTGTTTTTATAGGTTGTTTTAATTCTTTTTCTAATGTTATAAATTGTTTTGTATCTTTCTCTAGTATCATAGATTGTTTTTCTTTTTTATTATTTTTTTGATTTTTAACTTTATTAGTATAATTTTCTATTTTAATACTATCGGAAGATTCTTCACTTATAGGTTCATATTCAGTTGTAAATTTATTTTTTATTTCAATCGGTTGATATCTATATATTTTATTATCTAACTTAGATATCACTACATAATTATTATTTTCAGTCAAAGTTTGATAAATCGTTTTAAAAGTTTCAAAATTCTTAAATAATGATTTACAATTTTCATAAACTTTTTTAATATCTTGGTAAATTGATAAAAATATATAATCACAATCTAAAGAAACTTCATCAATTGTAAGTATAGTAGTATTATTTTCATTATATTTTGATATTATATTAATAACATCTTTATTTAAATTATCATACGAATCTAGTATAATAATATTTTTATTTTTACTTTGATATTTATCCATATTTTGATGAACATTATGTAAGTTTTTTTTTAATATACTATTTTTTTCATCTCTAAAAAAATAATATATATCATCATAATTATTAATTAATTTATTGATTAATCTTTTTTTACTATTAATATCGTCCCCTAATATATTTATTCTACTATTTGATATCATATCAAAATCAAATTTATCATAATTATGCATATTAATATATCAATAAAACTTTATATTATCAATAACGCAAATTATATATTATTTAATAAATAAATCTTTATACATCTCAGAATATCTTAATGGATGAAAAATTGGTTTTTTTGCATACATTCTTTTATAACTATTCATATATTCAAGCCATGAAAAGGTAATAACGATACTTGTACATGCTAATATAGATATTGATAGTGGTAATCTATTTTTAAACTTTGTATGATTAATTACATTTCTTTTATTAATATCAAAATAATTTTTATTATAATAAATAGGTTGAATGAATTCTCTATTATAAATTTTTAATGGAAAATTTATAGGAAAGCTTGATTCATCAATATTTTTAGTTTTACAAAATTTATTAAGTTTAGATTGAGAATTTATATAACTTATATTATATTGTAGTTTTTCAACTTCTATTGTTCCGTCATCAACATATATATTTTCTCCATTATTATTTAAAAAGAGTAATAAGTCTTTTTCTACTTTTTTTGTTCCACCACCAACTGGAAATGATACACCACCTTCTTTTTGATTTACATACACAGGTGGTGTATATTCAGTTTCAGTATATGTTATAAATGTTACATTAGTTTTACCAATTAATGTATTAACTGGAACTTTACTATTTTTAGCTTTTATAATGTTTCCTACGATACTATAGGTTAATCCACATAAAACGGTGATGTCGATTAAAACCATATTCTTTAAATAAATCTTTAATTATCGCCCTTAGTAAATATTTTAAAATCAACTTTTTCATAAGAATAATTAGGTTTATATTGAGAATAATTATTTAATGATAAATCTAGAACTAGAAAACTATAATTCTTTGTATATTTATCTAAAATATCGAAAAATGTAGATTTATTATCAAAAAATCCAGAATATGAATTATAAAGTCTTAATTGTTGTTTTGACAAGGTATTATCTCCTAAAAAAACATAATCAAAATTATTTTTGTACGATAATGTTCTATAATCTTGCATTTGGAAAATTATACTAATACCATAATGTCTAGCATTTGTTACTAAATCAATTAATTTCGGATCATTTAATAATTTATAATCACAACAATAATATTCACCAAGAATTATTAAACTACCTTTCATACTTATAATTTTAAAAATATCATCAGTTATATTAGAATAATATGTATGTGAATCATAATTATCAAATTCCATTTTATGATCTGGAAATTTTCTTATAAAAAATAAATTTTTATAGTTTGTATCCTCAATAATGTTTTTTATTAATATTGTTTTACCACAACCTCTTGTACCAATTATATTTATCGCATAATTATCTTTTAGATTTATATTTTGGTTCATTTATAATATAATATTTTATATGTATATTATTTTTTCTCATAAACGCATACAGGGAAGGTTTATATTTATATTTTTACTATTATTACATTGACATCAAATCCATAAAAACATCTAAATCGGGAACTTTTATACTTTCATTATCTAATGCTTTATAAGAGCCTGATTTAAATGAATCTGGAATATCAGAAGCTTCTGATAATGCTTTTTCTAATTCTTTTCTTAAAGTTGGTTTAACTACTTCACTATTTATAGCAAGTATTTTATTTTTTTCAGGCGTCGAAGAATTTTTATCAAAATATGATGATGCAATAAACCATGATACTGCTCCAACTACTCCCGGAATCATTAAGTTTACTGATTTTTTCTTTATTTCTGGATTCTTTTTATATTTTTGTTCATTTTCCCACCATAAGTAAGCATAGGTTATTACTAATGCTAATATTCCAATAACTATAGGATTTTTCAATATATCCATAACTTATAGCTATATTGAATAAATTTTATTTTTTGAATAAACATGAGTTTAGATTTTATTTTAAGCATTTAACATTTCATTAAAAAATTTTGATTGATCAGTTTGTTCCATTTCCATCTTTTTTTGTCTTTCATCAATCATTCTTTGAAATTGATTTTTTCTATCTTCACGTGAGGTTCTAATTGCTGGAGGTCTTGATAATACACTTGATTCTTGTAAAATTTCTTGGAAACTTGGATCATTTTTTGCATTTAATATAGATTGTTCAGTGTTTATTACAGAATCATTATCTAATCTACGATTCATATTTTGCATCCGTTCTTCTATTGAATCAATTCCTGATTCAGATGATTTTGAATCTAACGATTGTGATCTTTGAGTTGTATCATTTGATTGTGAATCATTCGATTGCGATCTTTGAGTTGTATCATATGATTGTGATCTATGATTAGACTCTAACGGTTGTGGGAATATATCTTGTTGTGAGATTCTATCTTGTTGTGATATTTTATCTTGTTGTGAGTTATCTGGGTTAAATTCTTCTTTAAACGAATTATATTCTTCACCAGATTCTTCAGATGAACTACTATTTATCTTAGATAATGCTTCCTCTGCTCTTTTAGCTCGTTCTTTTAGAAGTTTTAATCTAGGATCAATTATTTTACTTTCATATTCATCATCATCTATTTCTTTAAAACCATTTAAATTATCTGTCATATCTCTAGCTACAAATGCTTTCATATTACGATATTGAGAATCTGGAACATTATTAAAATCTTTGAAATCATCTACTATATAATCGTTCTTAAGATATTCCTTTAAAATTATTTTCATTGGTAACATTCTTCTAATTGCATCAGGAATATGTTTACGAATAATATCTAATATATCTCTTTGATTTCTTTTTAATGATATTGAAGTTTGATCTTGATCATAAAATAATTCAGAATTATTATAAAATTCTCTTGCACATACTAAATAACATTTATGAACAAAATCAGATGTTGAAATATTTTCATGATGTTTATCATTTACAACTTTACAATTTTTATCAGATGCATTATAAGTTAATAATACTATATTACTTTTTACTACACCTTTTACTAAATCATCAAACCATTCAGAACATTTACTCTTTTCTTTTATTCTAGCTGTCTCTTTTTCAATTTGATGATTATTTAAATCCTTCAAACCAACTAAAGTATTTTGAAATATTTTTAAAACCCCTGGATTCTTCATATTTGAATCTCCTCTCATCTTTTCAATAATCTTATCTTCTTGATCTTTTGCAGTTTTATAAAGAGATCGAAAACCTTCATATAATAAAGGGGTTAATATATCTGTTAAAAAAGTAGTATACTCATTCTTTATTTCAACTATATTTTTTTCATAAAAATGCATTATAATATTGTAACTTAAATTTCTTTTATTCTATTTACGCATTTAATAATATATATTTTATTCTCTGATAAATGTATTACGATGAAGAAAATTATAACTATACTTGATGATGAAAATAATTATCAAGAACTTAAATTATTATTAATAAATAAATCATTTCTTTTAGAAAGTTTTCCATTATCTACTTCAGATAATAGTATTTTTAATTATGCTAAAACAAAAGATGCGGTTATTATTGGCATTGATATACATAATTTTAACAATAAAGATTTAATTCAAAATATAAAACAATATGTATTAGATAATCAAAATAAACCAATACTAATTTATATAAAAGAAAAATCTACACCACGTGGATATAAACTATTAGGATATAATTTTAGTGAAGAGGCGATACAAATAGCTAACAAAATTAGACNTTATTTATCATCAAATCATATATTAACATCAAATTTATATTTAGGAACTTCACAATTTAAAAATTTATTATCACCTAATAATAGTTCTATTAATATAGATAAATTGATTAATTTATTTCAAACTTCTACACTTCCATTAGAATATTGGAATCATAAAAATAGATTACGATTGATTTATACCGCTATAAAACTTCGTAATTATTCAAAAACTATTAAAGATGATTCTTGGTTATGCTTTTATTGGAAAAAATATTTAATTGAAACTAATCAAGAAAAATTATATAATTACACTTTAATTAGATTCTGGATTGAAATTATTTATTCATTAATCAATAAATATAATACATTTGAAGAACTTTATCAAAAAAATCCTCAAATATCAAATAGTAATATGGTTTTTGAATATTATAGTAAACAAAAACTATTTAGTCAACTTGCCAAAAATAAATTTATTAAACCCGATTTAGTTTAGAAAAATGTATTGCAATCTATTTTAGAAAAATGTATTGCAATACCATTTATTCATATTACCATATGGACTATATTCAAATGCTAAATGAGTTAATACACCAGTTAGGAATAGACTAACTTCTAAAGTATAAAATTTATTCCATGTATCACATATTTCTGGTAATTTAGGTTTCAAATCTAAACTTTTACTAATTATAAAAACTGCAATATTACCAGTTATTATAGTTATTATACCTACTACAATTGCTTCAATTAAAACTTGTTTTATAGTTCTTTCCATTTTATATATTTATAAAATAGAAATTATTCTTCTTCTAAAATTTCTATTTGTGGGGGTTTATCAATATCATTTTTTAGTAAACAACGATCCATCATATCATTTACTATTGTAGAACGATTATTTATTACCATATCTGATATCTCACCATATAATCTAATTTTTTCATCAACATGCATATCTTTATTTATTTCTATTTCATATTGTTTTGATACTTTAGGATATACTTTATCAAATATCTTTCTTCCTTTATAATCTACACTCCAACCAGAATCACTTTTCACCAACATCTTTTTACGAGGTTTATCAACACAATGGACTGGTCTTTGATGTACTTCAAAGTTCTCTATAAAACGTTTTTTAATTAAATATGATGCAGATAATGAAGGAGTGTTATTTTTCATATATTCTATTTCATCGGCATTTAACGGAGCTTCTAATATTGTCTCAATACTTTGAACATCCTTAAAATTCTGAATTATATAATTCATATTATAATAGTTGATATTTACAGTCTTCTTATTGTCTTCATTCATATGTTTTTCAAATACCTGTTTTAACATGTCATTATGTTCTTTCTCAAGCTCGTTCTTCTCATAGTTTAGGGTTTCTACAAGGTTTGCCATTGATTTTAACTTATCTTGTAATTCCTTTATTTGCTCGGTCTGTACGGCTATCTTTTCTTCTTTCTGAACGACTTCCACTTTATGACAACCTTTCATGTGTCGGTTTAGATTCTTTTTGAAAGTAAATAATTTATTACAAAATTTACATTTATTTGGTTTTGGGACACAAATTAACTCGTTTTTTGAGTCAAAATTCTCATTTTTTGAGTCAAATGACTCATTTTTGAAGTCATTATTTGGGACACGTTCGTTTAAACGTGTCTGATGTTTCTTTGTTTTCAAATGTCTTTTATATCTAGAAAGTAATGTAGTCTCATATTTACATTGTTCACAATAGTAGTTTTTTTTGACTTTAGGCATACTTCTAATTTGTATATTAAAGCTTTAGAAATTATATAAAAATAATTTCTGCACCTAGAAAAAATGTCCCAAAAATTGCTCAAAAAGGGCATTATTTCTGAGAAAAATGACCTTTTGGGACATTTTGATGCGTAAAAATCAAAATATTATTTTATAGAAAACTGAAATCACCATATTTTATTGCTAAATTTATTAAAAATATATAGAAATTTTACCATTTAAATTAATGTAAAATGGTAATCTCATTTACTTTTAAGAATTTTATCATAGGTGTATTTTAAGGTAAAATAAATTTTTCTATTAAAATCGTATTTTTAACACAAGAATTCTTGTGTCAAAAAAAATAAAAATTAAAAATAAATTAAAATTTATGGATTTTTCTATGAAACATTCAATTTTCATATTAATTACAAGTTCTAATTATATCCTATCATAGGTGAAGTTTCAAATAATTTTATCATAAGTAAAGTTCTAAGGTTATTTAACCATATGTAAAGTTTCAAAAGTATTCTGTTATTAATTATATTAAATAGTAAAGTTCTAAGGTTATCTAATCATAATGAAGTTTCAAAAGTATTCTATCATATATGAAGTTATCATAAGTAAAGTTCTAAAGTATCTTATCATATATGAAGTTTCAAAGTTATCTTAATAAATGGAAGTTTTCAAAGTTATCTTAATAAATGGAAGTTTTCAAAAGTATCTTATTAATAGGTGAAGTTTCAAAAGTTATATAATCATATGTGAAGTTTCAAAAGTATCTTATTAATAGGTGAAGTTTCAAAAGTATCTTATTAATAGGTGAAGTTTCAAAAGTATCTTATTAATAGGTGAAGTTCAAATATTATCTTAATAAATATAAGTTTCAAAAGTATCTTAATAAATAGAAGTTTCAAAAAGTATCTTATTAATAGGTGAAGTTTCAAAAGTATCTTGATAAAATGTAAGTTTCAAAAGTATCTTAATAATGTATGAAGTTCAAATGCTATCTTAATAAATAGAAGTTTCAAAAATTATCTTATTAATAGGTGAAGTTCAAATATTATCTTAATAATGTATGAAATTCAAATGTTATCTTAATAAATGGAAGTTTTAAAAAGTTATCTAATCATTTATGAAGTTTCAAATAATTTTATCATATGTAAAGTTTCAAAAAATTCACTAATAATAGTAAAATTTTTAAAGCTAAATAAATACGTTTTTTTAATAACTTTCATATTGTTAGTAGTTTCATCATCTAATCATCATCTAAATCATCATCTAAATTATTATTCATATTCAGTAGCTGAGATGTTACTAATAATTCTTCATTAGGTAGTTCAAAATTAAATAATTCTTCATTGGGTTCAAATACTTCTGGATTAGGTGAATCAAAAAATAATTTATCATATTTTACAATTGTAACATATATTTCACCTTCAAAATCATCATCAATATCTAGTTCTATATAATTATTTTCATTTGTAATTCCTAAATCACCTGATGGTTGAGCCTCATGTAAATTATGACAGAACCTTAATAAATATGTTTCATTATCAGGTATATTAATATATTCATTTCTTGAAAATATACTATTAATATCGAAACTTATTAATTTTTCATTTTCAGAATTGTGAATTATAAGTCTAGCATGTTTAAGATAATTATAATCACATTTTGAAATAAAACTTTCATCTTTAGGAATTAAAGTTATTGTCATATATTTGACACATGTATTTTTTAAATTATATAATTTATATGTTTTATTAGATTTATCAAATGTAAATTTATTTTCAATATAATTATTTATTAAGTATTCATGACCAAGTCTTAAAAATTTATTTTTTTCCTCAATATTTAAATATATTCCAGATATTTTTGCTGAAAATTTTTGACTAATATCGAAAGGATATATTTTAATTGTTATTTTATATTTACCTAAATTAAGTAATGGGGAGTTTTTTCTAAAAAGATGAGTTATTTCAATTAATCCATTTTTTTCTAAATGTATAAATTCATTTTTATTTACTAATTGTGAATCAATATAAAGTGATTTCATTGGTATGTTAATAATATTATCATTTGAATCATCTGATATAATAATTTCTATTTTATCTATTAAATCACATATGTTATTAGTTTTATAATATGGATTAAATATTGTAATATTTTTAATAATATCAAAATTCAATTCATATATTTTAATTTCATTGTCAACATCAAAATCACACATAGTATGATTAAGGATAAATTGTGTATATCTTCTATATACAGACTTTTGAAAAGTAATTTCGGGTACTTGATTGATATATTGACTTTTATCTGTAATAAAATTATCTAAAATTGGTTTGTCTAATTTATTTTGAGGTATTTTTACGATTTTATTATTTTTTTTAACAGAGTAATTAAGATACATTAGTTGATTTTTTAAACTATTAAAATCAAGTTTAACTTCTTCGTTTCTTATATGAGATAATATTTGTGAAAACTTTTTAGGATTCATATCAAGATAACATATTTTAGAACTAAATTTGAATATATTACTAAAGTAAGGAATCTTTTCTAAAGTTTTTTTACAACTTCTAAATATTTCGCCACAACAATCGATAATATATATTTGATCATTTAATGAACTTTGCACTTTATCATGATTGTTAAAAAATAATTCAAGTTCATAATTTAAAGTAGCATCTATTAATAATTCTTCATCACTTCCAGTATATCTAACATAGTCTAACATTTCATTAAATAAATCTGGATCACGATCTAAGTAAAATTGTTCACAGCTTTTAATTTTTTCTAAGTTTTGACCGAAAAATGGTATTCTTTCTAATAAATCTTCTGCGATCAATAATTTTTTATCATCAATATGTATTGTGATACGTTCCATTAAAATATTACTTTTAATAAGTTTTTAAGTAAAAGTTATTAATTTCAACTTACATTATTATGCAAAAAAATTGATTAATAAACAATTATATCATATGTTATATAAATTATAAAACAATGTCACACTACAAGAAAATTAAAGAAATATTATTACATCCAAATCTAATATCATCTTTTGCGATATTAATAATTTCAATTACTAATTACAGTAATACAGATAGAATAATAAAAGTAAATAGAGAAATAACAGATATAAAAAATCAAAACTCTGAATTAAATAAAAAATATATTGATCTAAAAATAAATTACAATAAGTTAGATAGAAAAATTAGTTATCTTAATAATCGTTAAAATAATTATAAATTTTATTTTTTTAAAAGTTGAAATTATCGACGAAATTATAATAAAAATCCTAGTGATTATTTACCAAATTCACATGTTAATGTATGGTGGAAATGTAAAGAACAACATGAATATAAAAATAAAATATATGTTCAATTGCAGAAAAAACATTGTGATGTATGTAAAAATGGTTATCATAATTATTCACCAATATCTTTAAAATGGTTAGAAGAAATGGAAAAAAAATATAATTGCAAGATTAAACATGCTGAAAATGGTGGTGAAAAAATGATAAAAATAAATAATAAAAGATACCATGTAGACGGATTTTGTGAATAAAAAAAATTAATATTTGAATTTCATGGATGTTACTTTCATGGTCATCCAAAAGATAAATGTTCAAAAAATAGACGAGATAAATGGGAAGAAACAAATAGACTTAATAAAAAGAAATTTACTGAATTATATGATTGTACTATTAAAAAGATCGCTGATTTAAAGTCTTTAGGTTATGAAGTTATTGAAATGTGGGAATGTAAATTTAAGAATCAAAATTAGTTTTATTTATTAAAAAATTTTTATTGTAATTTAAATAAATTGTTATAAAATTTTTAGAACCATTCTCTACCATTGCCTCCACGGTTATACATGTACTCTGACTGGTCTTTAGTTAAACACAAGCATCCTGAATCCTGGAAAGAATTGTTACAATATATATTGCTAGGTACGAACTTATCCTTATTATTACAAACATATGGATCGTGTTTCATTTTGAAAGGTGTAGGGTATTGTTCAGAACAACAGCTCTTAGAACATAGATTATGTTGAATAGACATACGGCCACCAGCACCATCATCTAGGAAGTAATAATTTTCAGGTATTTTATCAAGAGGTTTACGTGGTTCAGGCCATCCAGGAGCGACATATCCAGGACCAGAAGCAACATAACGTTTAGATTCATTTAATTCAACATTTTCATCTTCTCTTTCATCTCCAGCCATACCAATTCTTTCTTCCATTTCAGCAGCGAAATTTTCATTTACATCACATAATTGAGGATATACAAATCCAAAAAATACAACAGCGACAACTAAGACAGTTAATCCTGTGACTAATAATTCATTTTTACTATTAATAAAGTTAGCCATGACTTTTATATATATATAATTGAGGTTATATTTTTTCTATAGCTTAAAAAAATTGGTATAAATTATATATTTAATCAAACCCATTTATTATTGTTTTATTTATTGGTTTTATCAAAAAATTGAATTTCATAATTTTGATAAGCTAGACTTTAAATTTATATAAAATGTAACGATGATTGATTTTTACTATTATATGATATTAGATTTTATACTATTAATATGGTTATGTGTATTCTTATTTATGATAATTTTATCAATGTGTTGGTGTGGAATAATTGATGATACTAATATAAATACTTTTGAATCACCATTAGATTTAACAAATATAAATACTTTTGAATCACCACTAGATTTAACAAATATAAATACTTATGAATCACAACAAAATATAACAATTAACTATAACGAACCAATAGAGTTTGGTCAATATATAGATATTCATAAAATAAATTAATTTAATTTATCAGGTTCAACAACATAAACAGGCAAATAAACCGTATCAATAATCCATTTACCACTTTTATCACGTTTTCTAGGGAAATAATCGATATGCATATAAAATTCATTCATAACTTTATTAAGTCTATCTATATATGTAAAATCTTGTGCAATTTCAGAATAAAATTTATAAGTATCAAATTCATTATAAAAATTAATAGCATCTTCTTGTACTTTCCAAAATTCTCTTCTAATTTTATTATAAAACGAGTCTTCATTAATTTTAATTTTTTTTTTTATTCATTTGAAGTTTTCTAATATTATACAATCCTTCAGGAGCCATAACTAAAGAGCCTTGTGTAACACCATTATTAAAATGTTCAAGAAAATGAAACATATCAGATATTGAAGGAAATTCGTAAAGAACTCCTTGTTCAGTTCTACCACCTGGTTTAGGAGTAGCAGGATGTGTATGAAAGATATATTCATAATCATAAGCTTCTGCAAAATTTTGGGGCATAAATATAGAATCATCTCCTTTATCAACTCTATTAGTATTACCACTAACTATAATTTTTTCCAAACCTGTATTATTAAAATCAATTAATCCAGCATGTTCACTATACTTCATAGAAGATCTTTTTATATCGGTATATTTTTTAGAATAAGATCCATGTTTCATTAAAGCATCAATAATAAGAAGTTGGTTAATGTCAACTTTTAAATATTTTAAATCATTTTTAATATATCTTTCACCCTTAAGTTTTAAAACTTCTCTACTCATTTTTTTATTAGGAATCTTAAATCTAAAAATAAAATCAATAAATTCATCAACTGGTTTATAATTATGTTTTTCAATATAATGAAACATTTCATCAATCCAAATAACTTTATTAATAGTAAATATACCTTTACCAACAGCTTTTTCTCTACAAACAGAACAATTATTAAAGTTTTTACCAATCTTATAGTAATTTTTTTTTCTCAAATATTTTTCAACTTGATTAAGTTTAAATAAAAACATATCTTGATTATACCATTTATTTTTTATAGAAGACTTCATTTTAACCTCAATAATTTTCTTCACCATTAATTAATAGTGAGAATATTTTTTTAAAATAATTATGTAATAATTTTTCTAATAGAGATATATTCAACTAAATTAGATTCATTTTTATTATAATTAATAGAAATATACCATATACTATCCATTATAAACATCATAATTTTAATAATTAAAGGTATATTATCACTATCGGTAAACAAATGCGGATTAGAAGAGTAAAAATGTAAAGTTTCAGATTCAATCGCATCATAATTATTATAATTTTCTTCAACATCTATTTGTAGTTTTTTAATATTTTTTGATTTTAAAGTACTTTTTTTATCAACATAATCAATAGCATAACCATAATGCCACAAATTAAGATCTTTATTATAAATACCAATTAAATCATATTCTGCTTTCATAACAATTTTATCATTATGAGAAACTACTAATATTCTATTTTTATCAGTATCTGTAACAAATTTGAAAGAGTAGTTAATTTTAGGATTTAATTTATTAAATTGTTTTTTTTTATTTTGATATGATCTTTCTACTTTATCAAGATACGAATTTTTTCCTCCTTTAATAGTCTTATTCAATGATTTTTTAATATTTTTAATTAATTGGTAGTCATTAATAAGATTATCCATTTATAATATATTGATATAAAAAATTTGAAATAAAAATAGAAATCCAAGTTACATAAGAGAGTTTATATATGATTTAGATAATGTCAAAAACATATTTTGATGATTTAATATTATCTTCTGATTCAGAATTAGAATCTGATAATGAAGATCCTCCAACAATAGTTGTTATACCAACAGAAACAAAAACCGAATCAAAAACTGAATCAATAACAAGTGAAAATTCACTAGTAAATATAAATAATAATGAATCATATGATTTTAATTGGACAAAAATAAAAAATAGAATAAAGCCCGAGAAAAAGTATTCATATGATGACCAACAAGATAATAAATTTCATATGTTATGTAGAACAAAAATAAATGAAGGAAGTTGTCCATATGGTTCAAGTTGTCACTATGCACACAGTTTAAAAGAACAAATATTAACACCTATACGAAAGAGAATTTATGATACTGTAAAAGGTATAATAAAGGTATCTGAATTAAATCCAAAAAATGAACCAGAATTATATCAAAATTTACTTCAATTAACACGTGTATGTGAGAAATGTAATAATGGAATATGTCATGGTGGTTATAATTGTAGAAATGGTGCGATAAATATAAAAAATTCAATTTGCATAGATGATTTAAAATATCATAATTGTAAAAATCCAAATTGTATTAAGATACATTTAAGTAAGATAGGATTTTTACCAACTCATAATAATAAAATAATAAACAGACCAAGTTTCGATTTATGGAAAAATAAACCTGTAACTGTTCTTGAAAAAAAAGAATCTCGTATTTTAAATACATTTAATGATATACAAATTCAAGGTGTACCATTACGTCAATATGTTTCATCAAGTATTTCAAATGCTTCAGATTCTGATAGTATTGATGAATTAATAATAGATGTGGATAAAGAATATGATAGTGATAAAGAGAGTATATTTTTAAGATTTTTATAATAAAATTTGAATTTAATTTATACTTAAATAAAGCTTAATAATTGAAAGTAAATGTCAAATAAACTAGGTTCATGGATAAATGTATATATTCCAAAAACAGTTGAAGAGTTAACTTCAAATAAAAGAGCAATAAATACTTTTTATGGATGGTTAAAAACTTTTGATAAAAATAAGAAAGAGTTTGTAAAGGATAATGACAGTACCCAAAAGAAAAGGAAGAATAAGAAAACATCAAAACAAGAAGGAAAATATTCAAGTGTAATTGTAACAGGAAAACATGGAACAGGGAAAACAACAAGTGTAGAAGTAATTTTACGTCATTTTGGATATGAGATAATAACATTAAATTTTACAGAATTAAAAAACCGTAAAAAAGAAAATAGTAATATTATAAATAAATTATTAGAGTCAAATGATGTATTAGATATAATGAAAGTAAAAGAGAAAAAGAAAAGTGCAATTTTAGTTGATGAATTAGAATCAATAACTTCAACAAGTGAGAAAGCGGTATTATTAGAATTGCAAAAAGAGAATGATTTAAATTGGTATTGTCCGATAGTATTTATTTCAAATAATAAACATAATAAAATATTATCAGAGTTTAAAAAACAGTGTATAGAGATTCGTTTTTTCCCTCCTTATGAGAGTGAAATGAGAAATTTATTAGTAAAAATAGCTAAAAAAGAGAAAATTAAAATAACATCAGAAAGTATAGTATCAAAGATAATAGAACATGCACAGGGTGATTTTCGTAGATTAATAATAACATTACAAGATATAAAATATGCATATGATAAAAAGAAAATAACAAGTGATGTTTTAGACGAATATTTTAAACATTCAAAGAAAAAAGATATTGATTTTGATTTGTATAATACAACGGATTTATTATTAAGTAAATTTGACAGTATAGATGAATGTTTAAGATTATATGAAGTTGAAAAGACATTATTACCATTAATGATGCATGAGAATTATCCAGATTTTGTAATGAAAAATTATAAAAGTTCTGCTGAACGATTTGATATAATGGAAAAAATTTCAGAATCTTTATCTGATGGTGATGTTGTTGAGAACTGTATTTATGGAGATCAAAATTGGGATATGCAAGAGATACATGGATTATTATCATGTGTTTTAGTATCATACAATTTATGTAAGACAAATGATAATCCAATTAAAAGTAAATGTAATTTTACAACTGATTTAAATAAAACATCAATTAAAAAAATTAATGCAAAAAATATAATTAATGCAGACAAATGTTTCAAAAATGTAGATATATTTGATTATATCTATATGAATAAAATTATACGGAAAAAAATAGAGGATGGTAAAATTGATGAGTGCGTTCAATTGTTATCAGATTATAATATAAAACTGGAGCATATAGAAACGCTCTTAAAGATAGATAAAATAAAAGACTCTAAAAATAACTTAACATCTAAACAGAAAAAGGAATTTTTAAAATATTTAGGATGAAAAAATATATAGATTGATTTTTTTTTTATAAAATAATTTTTAATAAAAAAAATATAGTTTACTTATATATACTAAACTTATGTCCCGTGACGTTGATACTACAAGAAAACCTAACAAGGCTATGATTCAACAAAAAGTTAATGAAATTTTCAAATCTGGAAAAGATGATTACGCTGCTTTAGCACATTTACGTGGTCAATTTGGTGATGAAGATGTTGTTGACGCAGTATTTGAAGCATACAAAGACCGCCAAGAAATGTTAGTTAACAAAGCTCGTAAATTCAAAGAATTAATTATGAGCCGTTACTCAAGCCACAATTTATCATTCCCCGACTTATTAAAGAAAGCTCGTAAATACAAAAAGAAATACGAATTAAGTGATTCTGAATTCCAATATTTCTTAAATCTTGCTTTAACTGATAAGTTATACAAGAACTTACAATTCATGTTACCTAATACCACTATGAGCAGAACTCTAGGATATGGTGCAACTTTAGCAACATCTGATAGATTACGTGTACCAGCCAATGAAATGGATGTCTTACAAGATATCTTAAAAATGCATGGTGAAACAAGAACTTTACATTCTAACTTAGTATTACAAACCTTAGAATATAAGGATTGTGCGCCTGAAGCTTTAGTTGGTCAATTCAGACCTCAAAGAGATGATCCATACAGCTATGTTCACCCTATTGTTGCTGCACTTTTCTTACCAAAAGTACAAGTATTAGAAGAACATATGTTATTATCTAACATGGCAGAATTAATCAAACGAAAACACGAAGGAAAACAACTCTTAACTAAACCAAACTTTGATTTATACTGGAGTCTAATTACTGATCCTAATGATACTGTTTGTGATTTAGAAAGTCCTATGCGTGATTTAAAAACAAGAGTCCAACTACAAACTCGTTTATATGATTCCGTATTAAACTTACGTCAAGGTAAATACTACCAAGATAAATTAAATGAATTTTTAGTTGCTCTAGACAGTTGCAAAAACAATATCTATGATGCACCTGATCTAACTTATGTTAAAGATGAAGGTACTATGTTACGTCGTCTATTAGGTGCTTTCTCTCTACGCCCAACAACAGTTTCAACAGTACCATTTTTCGGTTACGTAACTTCCAACCCTCACATTAGCCCAAGATCTGTAAACCAAGTAACTCATGTACCAATGATTACAATGAGATTACCTCATGGTGGAAGTAAATCAGGCCTTAGTGTACACCTAAAAGAAGCTATTTCTCAAGCTCAATGGTATGTAGAAAACAGAATGCTAGTACCTAAAACTCAAAACATTATTATGTCTCGTGAAGTCCTATTCTTCTATGTAGGACGTAGATACCAGACTATTAATGTAGGACGTGCATCTCATCCTTACAACTTTACTAAACTACCTATGACAGTAAGTGGACACGAAGCTCTTAATGATATGACTGTAAACTATGATGAAGTAATTCAACTAGGTGATGAATCTTTCCAATTACGTTCTGTAGTATTTGTCGAAAGATCTAAAGCAATGAAGAATTTAATTACAGGTTGCACTGCTGGTATCATTCAACCTTTAGATATCCCTAATGGACGTTACGAAGAAGGATGTTTCTTATACGATCCTCAAGGTGCTGCAATAATGGAAAATATGGGTTCTGGATCTGAGTATAAACGTAATCCACCAATTACACAAATACCTAAGACCGATCCTTGGGAAAATGTAGGTCATGTTGAATCATTCAGTACCGCAGCATCTACACGTGGTACAATTTTCATGTATCAAAGAATCAAAAACCTATAAATAGTATATTAAATATAAAAAAATAATTTTATTGAATTATTATTTTATTTTATGAAAAAAAATAACTGTTAATAAAAAATATTAATTATTATTTTATGAAAAAAAATAACTGTTAATAAAAAATATTAATTATTATTTTATGAAAAAAAATAACTGTTAATAAAAAATATTAAT